TGAGAACTATGTCTGGCATATTATAGAGGGGTTGGATACTGATTCCCTCGTGCATATGTGTGCTGATTTGTTAGATCGTGAATACGATAGATTGACATGGGACGAGATCACTGATGAGATCGTAGAATTATACGACGAAGACACTTTGATCGACCTAATCCCTGATGCAAACTAAAGACAATTCAGGCATCCTCCATTGTCTCACGATTCCACGTCCTGCCTGCACACCGCTGTGCAGGTTACAGGACTGCACCCTCATCGCCGCATTTTGCGCTGGGTTGCCCTTATACTAGGTGCATCGAAACGAACCAAGCAATGACCCACGCTATCGCCGTCCAACCCGCAGCATGGGGCAAGTTCGATCCTCACGGTTGCGACTGGGCGACCGACATGAACCACGCCTACCGCATCGCTAAGCAATGGGGCGAGACCTGCATGATCTGGATGTGCCCCGCCAAGGGCGAACCGATCCGCTGGTGTCGGTCCGATGCTAACACCAACGCCATCGCTGACCTGGTGTTCGGTTGCTAAGGTGTCCACTATCGCTTGACTTTTGCCCGATTCTGTGCCATATTAAGAGCATGAACAAAACCACTTCCAACCCCTACGCTCAGCAGATCCTCGCCAAGGGTCGGGACCTGCCCAAGGCACAACCCAGCACGGGTGAGGTGCCCGCTCGCTTCCGTGATCGCTTCTCCACCTACGAGGCATACGAGGAAGCGATGGCAGACTTCCTCAACGGTCTGTGAAGAGATGTAACAAAGGGGGCGATCTGCTCCCCTGACCCCTTATACTAGGCACATGACAAACAAACTTCCTTCCCACCTCCAAGACCGTTACGAGATCCGCGACGGGTTCATCATCAAGAAGGGCGAGACCGATCCCGCCATCTTCGCCGCCATGGAATCGATCAAGCGTAGCATGGCAGCAGAGACTGCTCGCCGCGATCGTATCCGTCAGGGTCTCGAACCCGCTGGCGGACAGTGGGGAGTCTGGCACATCAGCGACCGCCACTGAGCGGCGCTGCCTCTAGACTAACCACATCAACCAAACAAACCACATCATGAACGGATTCGCCAACTACGAAACGTGGAACGCTGCCCTCTGGGTTGGCAATGATGAGTTCCTCTACAACACCGCTAAAGCGTGCGTTGAGTTCTGCTCTGACGACGAGACCCCATGGCAGAAGTTCGTCCGCTGCATGACTGACGGCATGGTCGGTCGCTACCTCGTCAAGACTGGCGACGGTGTGGCATGGGATGACCCCGCCATCGATGCCGACGAGATGAACGAAGTTCTGACCGATCTCTGAGGGGTTGACCCCCAGACCATGACCCTGTAGACTGACAGCATGACAGACAAGCAACTCAGGAAACTCGCCAAGGTGGAGGGATGGATAAAGCACCGCAACGGCGGCAAGCATGAGATATGGCGACGAGGCGACAGCGAGCAGATCACCATCCCCTACCGATGCCGTCCCTTCGTCGCCCACAACATCGCCAAGCAACTCACAGCAGCATAGCAGACCCCGCCCCCTGACAGTATGTTGGGGGGTATTTTTGTACTAAGGGTGCGCCGAGCGATTCCCAAAAACGCAAACTACCCTAACCTACAAAAGTATCCAGACGAGCGATAAATATTAATCGAGGGACCCGTATTAAAAAAATTTGCCCAGAAAAAAATTATGGAAAAACCCGACTTTGAAAATTACGCCAAAATTTTAGAAAACTTTGATGCGTTTTGCGATGAGTTTGAGAGTCGAGCGTCCAATGCATTTATGAGAGGAGATCAGAACGATGGAAGAGTTACTGGAGAGGTTGAGCGAATTGGAGAGGACTGTCCTATGGCAGTCAGAGAGATTGCAGAGCCTGGACCAACAGATCTCCCAGCTCAGGCAGCCCACCTTAATGTACCATCGACCGAATTGTGAGGAATACGAGACTGTGGCACAGACACTCGATTATCTTCACAATAATGTCGAAGGAATCAAAGGAGACCTGTCTAGGATCGCCCGTAGCGTGTCTTACTAGGTAAACCATGGCAGTACCTTGGATAAACATTTTAGCGCCCTCTATGGGCGGTATAGGACCGATAGAGTTGAATGATCTCAATAAGTTGCAACAACTTGACAATGGGATCCCATTTTATGCTGGAAGGTTTTATCCAAAGGACTCCCAGGCATTTATTGAGGGTTTAGAGTTTGGGTTACTTGCTCAGACACCTCCATGGTTAACATGGGAAGATATTGAAAAGACTCAGATATGGATGGTGCCTGTTTTTGAGGATGAGAGGATTATATCCACTCAAACAAGTATTGAGAGGATTGATCTATGGCCTAGGGATGAGGATGATGAGGAGGTAGGAATTCCTCCGTATGAGGCAACGCTATATGATGAAGAAATGCAACAGAGGGGATGGGGGGAGCAAGCATTCCTTTCAGGTCCTTCTGTGGATTGTATCGATCCAGGTGTTACGATAACCCAAAACGTGGTTCCTCCACTGTTATTTGCAGGTTACGTTGGCATATCGGAAATCAGTGGATATTTTTCAGAGTATGCATTTTATGATCAGGAGGTTATATTTGCGAATGGTGCCGAGTATTACCAACCAGATTACTATGGGTCTGAGGAAGGTTACAAAGAGTTTTACAGACTTAGGCACGATGGTGCCTGGTTTAGTAATGACTTTGAATACAATCCAGTAGGGCGGTTAGACTTTCCAGATAACGGCGGATATCCCGCGCCACCTTTTAGGAATAATAGAGATCCTTACGAGGATTATCGTATCATGACAATTACTGATAGAGACATTGCGGGTAGGTGGGGTAACGTTACTATAGATCAGTACACCGAATACGCCGACAATGGTTTAGGAGCGAGGTGGCCGAGGATGGGGCAATTGATCGCCCTAAAGCCGACGCGTTTGGATACTGTCATGTACACTATCAAGGTTTCATGTGTTACTGCTATTGTACCCGATACGGTCCCTGCAGATACTGCAACGGCATTAGGTGATTTAGCAGCGGGAGCACTTGAGACGTTAGGTAGTAACCTTTCGAATAATGTGTGGTACTTCTATTTGCCTGTTAGGTACAATTGGGAGAAATTCAATGAGCGCAGTAAGTTTCTTCTAAATAGGGGAGGCATAAAGCGCCGAGAAGATCCCGAGTATGTTCCAGTAGAATAATGCAATTCGGATTAGCAGCACCAGGATTTTATACATCTCATGATATCCATACGCCTCTATTCTTCTCTGAGGCAGGTACTGGGTATAGTGAAAATGTAAAAATTAATGGTTTACCTGCACATCGTATAGGAGATAAATCAGATCTACACTATTTACCAATACCACCATTTCCTGCTCACTACGAATTTATTATAGAAGGTATGGAAGGTGTATTGATCAATGGACGCCCTGCTGCCCCATCGATGGCATTCACGGGTCCTGGGGGAGGTAGAGTGTTGATGGGTAGTCATTCTGTGTATGCTAACGGCACACCTACTCTGTTTAGTGTTGCCGACTTATCACAGTATGGTATTGACACCACGCAGTGATTCTTGTATAATATCAAAGTCAACCGAATTCGACTAATGGCAAAAGCAAAAATTGGCATCTCTGGTGGTGTGTTCATTGAGGGCACGCCCAAGCGTACTCGCCAAGGATCTTCTAAGAACACCAAGTATGCTGCTACTTCTCGTAACAATGCGAAGAAGAAGTATCGCGGTCAAGGACGATAAATATTCTTAGAGATAGTAACCTCTCTAAAAGTTCTGGAAACAGACTTTAGGGAGGTTTTTTCATGGGACTATTTCCAGTAGATAAAGGTGAAGAATTTATTCAAGAAGGCATGACATTAATCACCGAGACAGATAGTGACAGACTCTTAGACGCTGCTGCAAGGAAGCGTAGAGCAAAGAAGAAGGAAGAACTATACCCACTGCCCGAAGACCGTCTAGAACGCCCTTGTGGAGGCGCAGGTGGATTTGATGATTTTGTAGAGCGTTGGCACGAGTGAATAAATAGAAACAGCCTATTGCTGTGTCTAAATGCCGACCTTTCAGACATTCAAGGATTTGAGTGTTACTTTTAAGAAGCATCCCGTTACCGACGATATTGTGGTAGCGAAAGATAAGGCAGCTATTACGCAATCTATCACTGCCCTTCTTCTTACAATTAAGGGTGAAAGACCATTTCAACCCAACTTAGGGTCTGATTTGACTAGTTTGTTATTTGAACCACTTGATTATGGTACTAGTGCTTTGATTACATCTAGAATTAGAGATGTATTGAATCGCTATGAACCACGAATCGAAGTAGATGCAATTCGTTGTATTCCTGATGAAATGAACAACGGTTATGAGGTTGAGATGACGTATAGTATTGTTGGTAGAAAAGACACACCAGTAACTGTAGAATTCTTCTTAGAGCGTACACGATAATGCCTTATACTCAGGTTGCCAACTTAGACTTTGAAGATATCAAGATTGCTCTAAAGGAGTATCTTAGATCACAATCGGATTTTACTGATTATGACTTTGATGGATCTGCGTTATCAACGCTGATCGATACCCTTGCCTATAATACGTATTATACGGCATTCAATGCCAATATGGCAGTCAATGAACTATTCCTTGAATCTGCTACGTTGAGAGACAACGTAGTATCGTTAGCGAAGCAATTAGGGTACAGACCCAAGAGTGCTACCGCTCCTACTGCGTATGTCTCTTTTACTGTCACATATGACAATCCAACAACTGACACAGAACTGGTTCTTAAGAAGGGAACAGGATTCATTGCTTCTTATGATGAGAACATCTATCAGTATGTTGTACAAGATGATGTAACAGCACAAGTAGCAAATAATACAGCAATCTTTGAGAATGTAGAGATCAAAGAAGGATCTTTGCTAGTAAACACATTTGTTGTCAATGCTGCTAGCAAGAGTCAGAGATTTATTCTTGATAACGAAGATATCGATACCACCACTATTAGAGTAAGAGTATACCCAGGTGGCGGAAGTTTTAATGAACCATATCTATTAGCAGACAATATCCTAGGTGTTGATAGTACATCTAAGGTATTCTTCCTTGATGAGATTGAGGATGAAAGATATGAGATTCTATTAGGAGATGGTGTTCTTGGTAGAAAATTAGAGAACAACTCTCGTGTTGAAGTATCATACCTGACAACAAATGCTGCTGAAAGCAATGGGGTCAAGACATTTGTATTCAGTGGTGTTCTAGAGAACCCCAATGGTGTTACTCCACAAACAAGCGTAACTATTGATTCTAGCGTTGCTGCTTCTGGTGGAGAAGCACTAGAGAGTCTAAAGAAGATCAAGTATACCGCACCTAAAGCATTTGGTGCCCAGGACCGCGCTGTAACCGCCCAGGACTACGAAGCAATTGTTCGTAAGATGTATCCTGCCACCAGTGACATTATCATCTTTGGAGGCGAAGATCAGGAGCCACCAGAGTATGGTAAAGTATTCATTGCATTGAAACCAAAGGATGCAAGTTACTTGACATCTTTAACAAAGGGCAAGATCGTTGCTGAGTTAAAGAAGTATGTTGTTGCATCTGTAGAACCTAGGATTGTTGATCCATCTATTCTGTTTGTTGAGTTGTCTAGTAAGATCTATTACAATGGATCTTCGACTGATCAGACGCCATCTCAAATTAGAGACAAGGTAATTGGTGCTGTACAAAACTATCTTGATAATTCTGATACAGAAAAGTTCAATGGTAAGTTTAGATACAGTAAAGCAGTTGGTGTTATTGATGATGCAGACCGTAACATCAATTCCAATTTAACAGAAGTCACAATGAGAAAAGACTTCTATCCTTCTCTCAATTCTACATTCTATTATGAGGTATGTTTCCAAAATGCGTTCGACAGTGAATGCGACGATCCTGTTCTTTCGTCTACTGCCTTTAGGGTTACTGAGTATCCTAATTTCGATGTCTATGTCGAAGACAGGGCAGGCAAAATCGTCCTATATACAATAGATAGCGCATCTGGCGAAAAAGTTGTCCTTGACAGCGATATTGGCGATATTGATTATGTAAAAGGTGAACTGAAGATGTATGCTCTGACTATCATCAGAGGCAGTTTCTTCGACAACCGTATTTCTGTAAGAGTCAAGCCCCTTTCAAATGATATCAAGGCAGTCCGTGAGGTCTATCTTGACGTTGACGTTGCGAATTCCTCGTTCACTGCATACAAAGAGTAAGTAAATGCCTGCTGTAAAGACTAAGAGAATTTCTGCTCTGATTGAGTCCCAGCTTCCAGAATTCATTTCTTCCGAATACGAACTATTCAGCAAGTTTGTATCGAAGTATTATGAAGCACAGGAAGTTCAGGGTGGTCCCTTGGATATTCTTAGTAATATTCAAAAGTATGCTGATATTAGTTACTACGAGAAAAATCTTCTGAAGCAGAACGATGTTCTTGCTGTTGGCATTAATGAGTCATCTTCTTTCATTACTCTTGGGGACGCAACTTCATTTCCAAAGAAAAATGGTTATGTAAGAATTGATGATGAGATCATCTTTTATGAAAGAAGAACAGATACAGAACTACAGAACTGTTTTAGAGGTGTTAGTGGTAACACATCTCTAGGTGATCTATACGAAGCAAGTAATTTTAAGACTACAGAGTCTGCATCTCACAGTGCAGGGCAGAGGGTTTACAACGTTAGTAACCTTTTCCTGTATGCACTTGTTAGAAATTTCGAAAGTCAGTATCTAGCAGGATTTCCTCAAAAGTATTTGAGGGGTGAGGTAGATAAGAGAACTCTAATCAAGAACATCTCTAAGTTCTACAGAGCAAAAGGAACTACAAGTTCCATCAAGTTTATCTTTAATACTATTGTTACTTCTGATGCTGAGAATAAGCCAGAAGTATACAAACCAAAAGATTTTACATACAAGGCATCCAACGCTGATTGGATCAGTGTATACGCTGTAAAAGCGAAAGTTATCAGTGGTGATCCTAAGAGTCTCATTGGACTCAAAGTAGAGCAAGTTGCTACCACTGAATATGGATACGCTTCTGCTACCGTAGATAACGTTTATGCTGACGGTACATCAGATGGTGAGCAAATCTACAACATTGTCCTAGCACCAGAGACGGTCAATGGCAAATTTGCTGTATCTACAAAGACTAAACTAAGACAAACTCTTGCAGGAACTGCTTCTACTGGAGATAGGATCAACGTAGAATCTACAGTTGGTTGGGAAGCACCTGGATCAGTAACTATTGGAACTGAGATTATTAGTTTCAAAGAAAAAACCATAACTCAGTTTATTATTGAAAGCAGGCAACCATCTGGTGCTGTAGTTCATTCTGCAAATACACCAGTATACAAACCTGTTCTACTAAAGAGTGGTAATGTATCTCTGCTATCTCTTGGTGTAGTATATAATCTTCTCCCTAAAGATGGTCAACCATATGCAACACCTGGAGATCAAATCCAAGTTTCGAAACCAGGATTTGAGACTGATGATCCAAAAATTATTAAACTAGGAACAAATCAACCACGTTGGTTGTTTGATCAACTGACAAATCCTGTTGCACCGACTCAAACCGAAGTTCAAACTGCACTAGAACAAGTATCTACTGATGTCTCTGCTATTTTTGCAGATGATCAATACTATTATATCACATCTTCTAGTTTCCCATCACACAAGATTCTAGATGGATCTACTGTCACTCAGACAATTCAAGATCAGAAGTTACTTCGTATCATTAGGAAGCAAGCAAGTAGAACTACTGAAGTATACAAGACTCCAAAAAGAGACGTTGGTATTGCAGTAAATGGTGTTCCTTTCTATGGGTTCAGAGATACTAACAGTATTAGATTTGGTAAATTAGAAAAAATTACTGTTGATATTCAAGGAAGAGGATACAACAAACCACCATTTGTTTTGGTCGATGGTGTACCAAACAAAGCGCGAGCAATCTTGTCTGGACAGGTAGTTGAGAGCATTACTGTAGACACTGATGATGTTTTCCCAAGAACTCCCGAGATTACTATTACTTCTGGTAGAGGAGCAGATGTTAGAGCTGTTGTTACTGATGGAAAAGTAACAAGTCTAGTTATTGATAATCCTGGTGAGTTCTATTCTTCACCACCTGTTGTTCAGATTAGAGACAGAGCAGGAAGAGGAAGATTTGCTAATTTTGAGGCAATCGTCAATACTGATGGCGAAATTACTGGATTTACCAAGATTGAAGAAGGAAACTTCTATAATCAAGATACAGTCATTGTAGACATCATTCCTGCTGGTACTGGTGCTGTTGGCATTCCAGAACTAAAAGAATGGAACTTTAACAGATACGAAAAACTCAAGGATAGATTCCTTGATACTGAAAATGGATACGTTTTCAAAAATTACAATGGTGTTTTGGAATATGGATATGGTTACGTTGCTAACCCCAAAGCACTTCGTGTTGCTCTCAATGACAACATCAACAACGCAGGATCTGAACCTGCTACAAAAACTCATTCACCTATTATTGGATTCGCTTATGATGGCAATCCAATCTACGGTCCATTCGGTCATGAGAATCCATTAGATTCTAACTCTTCCATTGTTAGAATGACTTCTAGTTATGCTATCAATGGTAGTAGAAGAGAAGGACCATCTATTTCCCAATATCCATTGGGATCTTTTGTCAATGACTACACCTATACCCATAAGAGTGGTTCACTAGACGAAAACAATGGAAGATTTTGTATTACCCCAGAATTTCCGAAAGGAACTTATGCTTATTTCCTTACTATTGATAGCAATCAAGTACCGCAATATCCGTACATTCTAGGAGATAAGTTCTATTCACTACCCGTGGATAGTAACTACAATTCAAATATCAACCAAGAAGACATTCCCAAGAATTCTAAGAAGTTCTTTACTGCTGGAATGCAAGGCAATGGTTCTGGTCTAATTGCAAATATTGCAGAAGTTAAGTCTGGAACTATTGACAGTATCGATGTAGTAAGATCTTCAAATAACTTCTCTGTCAATTCAAAACTGTATTTCGAAAACAGAGGAACTGAAGGATCTGAAGTAGAAGCGTTAGTTTCTTCTGTCAAAGGAAGAGATGTAGAATATATCGAGTCGAAAGAAAACAAAGCAGTAAAACTCACTACTATCCAAAATGCATACTTATTTGTTGATGATACTCTAAATCAACCATCATCTGGTGCATATGGATCTATTGTAGGAACAGTTAAGAGCGATAACGAGATTGTTCTTAGAAATGTAGTTGGAACCTTTGATAATACAGGAACTTTCTCTGCTACTATCAAAACTTTTACAATTCTATTAGATGAGAGAAGTTCTTACACTCAAGGTGCTATTCTTAGTCTCACTGATGGTGTGAACGCACCTGTTGCTAAAGGTGAAGTTCTAGAAGGAACCAGTGGTCAGAATTTGGTAAAAATCAAGGTTACGGAGGGAACCTGGGTAGTCAACGATGACTACTTCATTCAATCTAGTGATCTATTCAATACTTCTGGTACTAAGGTTGTTCGTCTAACATCTACTAGTGATGGACTAGAACCATTTGAAGTCAACCAAAGCGTCGCACTCATCGAGACATCTGATAACCATGGTCTAGGTGTTGGTGATAGAGTCAAGATCGATGTAAACCCAGACGATGCTCTCAAGACAAAAACATACTATCTCAGAAAGAGACTATATCAAGAAGCAACTCTAGTCCCACCTGAGAATAATACAAAGATTGAATTCACAGGAATCGGTCGCTATGAAATTCTTAATGGTGGTGCTGATTATACAGCTGGCACTTACACTAATGTTGCTCTTACTGGTGGATCTGGATCTGGAGCAACTGCTACCTTTACGGTATCTGATGCAGGTGTAGTTTCTTCTATTCAATTCCAAAACCTAGGTTCTGGATATGCAAGAGGAGATTATCTTACTGTCGCAGATGAATCTCTTGTCAGATCTGGTGGATCCGTATCTACTGCTAGATTTACTCTATATGTTGGACATGCAGGCATTTCTTCTTCTGCTACACGTCTAGTAGTACAAAGTGCTATTGGATATGCTGTAGGAGATCAGATCCAAGTTGGTGCAGAGGTAATGAGAATTGGATCTATTATTGATGGAGATCTGATCGTAGAAAGAGCACAAGAAGGAACTAAAGCAGTAGATCACTTTGATGGTCAGGTTGTCTCTCTATACAAACCAAGATACAACTTTGCAACTAATTTCCAGATCTTCTCTACAGGAACTTCTGGTTACATCCAGTCTTACGATCCAGATACTCAAAAAATTATCATTACTTATGACTATTCAACTCTGAAGTCTAATGCTGATGAAGTTGTCTTGAGTTCTAGTTTCTTTGATTCTAGCGATCCACAAAGATTGGTATCTGTTCAGTCTGCAACAGAACTAGAATATAAGTTTGAATTCTCAGAAGACAACGTAACGTTTGTTCCTAATCCAAATATTGCTCTACAAGAGTTCTATAAGTATAAGTTTGATACGTCTCATTCTAGTCTCACTGGAACTTACTTTGATGTAAGTCCCAGCAGAAACTATAATGTCATTACGCAAGAGAAGTTTGAATCGACTATCTTACCTGGAAACCCTGGTGCATTTACAGATCTTAAGTTTGGTTTTGGTTCTAGGTTGTCTGATAATGATTATCAAACTAAGAGAGGAACTGATTTTACAAACTTCTATTATTTTGATAGAAAGAATGTAGTTTTCTCTGGTGGCGCGTATTTCAATATTATAACAGATCCTCTTCAGGGTGACAAGACCGTAATTTATGTAACTCCAAATAGATTTGTTTATGATGTTCCATCCACACCACTATGGGACGGTTCTGGAACTATCACATACACTACGACTGGTCAGTTTGCAGTTGGAAGAATCAATTCTACTTCTCTAATCAACCTAGGTCTAAACTACAAGAAAGTCCCTACAATTATTGGTGTAGAACCAAATACCAATTTCAGAGCAAAAGCAACTGTTTTGTTTGATAATGACAGTCAGACTATTGTAGGTATCCGTATTGATGATAAAGGATCAAATTATGTCAATCCAAGAGTCGTAATTACTAAGGGTGATGGAGTAGACGCTACATTTAATATTGTAGCAAGAGAAGGAGAAATTTTCTCGGTAGTTGTTGATAACCCTGGAAGAGGATATACATTTGCTCCAGAAGTCGAAATTATTGAAAGTGATATCGAACTCTATGCAGAAAGTACAACTGTTGGTGTTCCTCAGAGTGTTAGCATTGTAAACAATGGCGGAGCATTCCATTTAGATAGTACAGTATCACCAGACTTTACTTCCAAGTATGTTGTATCTCTAACCAACATTGTAGGCAATTTTAGAATTGGTGAGAGAGTTGAGCAGGTCATAGATGGTAATGTAGTTTTCCGTGCAGTTGTTTCTGAATGGAGACCTGGGTCAAACCTATTGAAGATTGAAAAAGCAGAAAACATCCTAAGACAAGGTATTGCGCTAACAGCACAGCAAGGAGTCTCTGGTATTGTTAAGTCTATTTTTGTTACCGAGTTTGATTCTGTAATCTCTAGTTTCTATGATAATCTAGGTTACTACAACTCTGATCGTGGTAAACTGGGTGTATCTAACCAGAAGATTACTGATAGTTTCTTCTATCAAGATTATTCTTATGTTGTAAAATCCAGAACACCCATTGAACAATGGCGTGATCTAATCAAGAGCACTACTCACCCTGCTGGATTCAAACTGTTTGGTCAAGTAGACATTGAAGCAACTGCTGCAGCAGAAATGCCAGTAGAGATGCCAAAAGCATCCCACTTTAGTGTCATTCAACTTTGGGATCCAAATAAGAACAAGATTACTGTAGAAAGTACAAAGAGAGTAGTTACTCAAGTAGTTCAGAAAGTAGAAAATCAAAGAATCAGAAAGGCACAGGGATCTGCTGCTACATCTGAATTCTTATTTAATGAACTTCGTGCATTTGAAATTACATTGAATGGTGCCTTTGACGGTTACTATGATAATGATGGAAGATTGCAGGGAACTACAAGTTTCCAAATGCTAGATAATCAAGGCAATGCATTCTTCCCTGCAAACTTCAATGCTACTGCAAACAATTTGATTATATCTTTGGATGGTGTTCTACAAGAACCTGGAGTTGCATTTACTGTTAGTGGAGATCAAATTGTATTCTCTGCTCCTCCACTTGGACCCAACCAAAAACAGACTGGCGAAGGACAGACTGATGTTACTTCATATGAAGGTGTTACTTTCTATGGGAAGTATATTGCATTCAAGGACAGTCAGTATAACGATAGATATTTCAAAAAGATTAGAAACATTTATCAAAGAAATGGTAGATGGATTGATGCTGCTAACCAGATTGAAAGAAATATTGACTTCATCATTGAAGAGTCTATTGGATATGGACAAGCAACTCATCCCACATTAGATTGGGCAACTAAAAAAGACGATTACCAAAAAGATATCCGTGAACTATTAAAAGGATATGAACACGATCTAAGGTTTGGTGGTAATGTAAAAACATATGATTTTGTTGATAATTTCTCTGAAAGCACTGATTATGACTACATCACAAACAACAAAACCAAATCACTTGATATCTTTAGTTACACTACTAGACTAGCAAAACTAGCAATTCGTAATTGGGACTATGTTGATACTAATGTATCTTACATTCTAGGATCTACCACAGTTACTGTTACCGATAGTAGCAATCTTGCTGTTGGTATGTACATCAGTTCTGGCAGAGCATATCCAGAGGGAACTAAAATTGTATCTATTGATAGTGCTACACAGGTAACACTTTCCAGAGCGGCAATCGCTAACTCTGGTGGTGGCGGTGGTGCTGCACAAGGAGTCACTAATGTAGATGGTACAACTGGTAATGGAGTTGGTGCAACAAATACAATTGCTGTCCAACCAGGAGATACATTCCAAGTAGAAGAAGGTGCTACTTATGTTGTGCCAATTTCTTTCTCTGGAAGTGACCAGGCAACATTCTACTGGAGTGGAATCAACAATGGAGCATATTACGATGCATCTAATCTAATTTCTTCCAACAAAAACTATATTATCGAAGAAGCACTTGGTTGGGCACAAGCAACATATCCTGGTCTCAACTGGGGAACTATCTCCACCAAGTGTGGTAGAGATTTGGGTTACATGCTTGATGCATACATCTATCACTTAAAATGGGGTGGTAATGAAAGACTGGTAGAATTTGGACAACTATACTACAAGTCTGCTAAGTATCCAGATTCCGAAGAACTTTTACACATCGATGATGAACTAACTGAAACTATTGCAACTTTCAATTATGCTAAGGATCTTATGATTCTAGCAATGAGAAATGCATTGCCATCTGGAACATACACTTCTACTGCTCCAGTAATTGATAGCACTGTTCTCACTGATACTCAGTTTCCACTTTGCATTGAAGTAGAATCTACTCTACAAACATATCATGAAATTATCAATACTATTTTGACAGAGGGTAAAGGACTAGTCGCAAAGACAAGTCAAAATCCAAATAAAAGAGGTAATTGGAGCACCTCTCTAACATATAGTAACATCAATATTATTGGTGATCCTCTACTTCTTGCAAGTGAGTGTAATGATGTTATTTCTTCTGTTGATAGTCTCTATACAAACGTAGAAGAGTTACTCAATGATAACCCTGCTACAAGAACACTACCCGATTATGTTGACGGTGAAAATAAAGAATTTGAACTGTATTGGGAAGATGGAACAGAAGTTAATGTAGAGGAAGATGAAGATCTATTCCTCACTCTAAATGCTGTTTTACAGAGACCTAAGTTTACAGCAAACTTCCCACAAGAAGATGCATATTATATTGACAGAACTGTAATTCCAAACGTATTGAAGTTCGATGTTGCTCCTATTTGGGATCAAGACTTTAGTGCAAAGACTGTTGGGGAACCAACAGCAGTAGAAAAAGTTGTTGGTATTGGAGTTGGTAATTATAAGAGACTTACCATCGATTACAATCTAGTTGATGGTATCCGCAGTGGTCCATTCCTAATTCTAGATGTAGAAGATAATACTGTACAGAGCATTGAAGCAGAAGACAATATGTATGTCTTCCTTGATGGTGTTCTTCAACGTAAAGGATTTTCGTACACTGTTGCTGGTCCAAACATCTACTTCAATGTTCCTATTAAAAAGGAAATGAAGATTGACATCCGTTATCTGTACGGAAGAGATGTTGGACAAATTCTAAACATCTATGATTTTGCTCCAGATACCTACTTCTCCAGAGGTACACTGGAAATTCCTGGTATACCATTAGCTATCAGACAAGCATTCTCTTCGTTTGCATGGATGGGTGATAAGATTGGACAACCAATTCACCTCTGGCAGCAAAGAGCGAATGGCACATACAACGTCATTGCAGAACTTGGAAACTTTAGTATTAATGGATCCAATTTCAACTTTGACATCAAATCTCAGAAAGCATCTTTTGAAGAGAATTTAGATTATGTGTTTGCTGTCAAAGGAGCATATGATCGTACATTTACCATTGCACATGGCGATGTAGGAACACCAGTATTGATTTATGACACAGATGATTTAGGCAGAAATCTATTAAGAGATGATAGTCAGATTTGGGCTGGAACTATTCTAAGAAAAACATTCAAAACTCCATTCGTATCTTTGTCCAATGATGACAAGATTCGAGTTGAGGGTGAGGATGTATTCAGAAAGGTCAAACTTCTTCCTAGTGTTACAACTAGCACAGAAGGTAGAGATGGAGAGCAGGTTACTAATAGCAACTTTGGATCTGTCTCAATCGAGACCTACACTGGAATCACTCGTGGCGAGGGTCTGAGTGTTATTGCTACAATTGAAAATGGAAGTGTTGTATCACTATCCTGGAACCAACGTAGTTATGACCCACTAACACAACCAACTGCATATCAATATTATACACCACCTGTACTTAATTTCATTCCTAAGAATGGACAAGGTGGTGGTGCTAGTGCAAAAGTTCTAGTAAGTAAAGGTCAAGTTGTTAGTGTTGAACTAATAAGTGGTGGATCTGGATACACAGAAGCGCCACAGGTAGTTGTAGCAAGAAGATTTGAAGTTCTAACGGAAAGAGACATTGGTGTCTCTCTAATCAATGTCCGCATGAATCCTTATGTCGAAGGTTTTGGCATGTCTGCCATCTCCACAATCGACACTATTAGCGATGCTGGTTTAAACGCTATTGATACCGTTTCTAGTGTAACATTTGGTCCACTAACAGACGCAAGGATCAAGATTGAGAGAGAACTTACTCCAGATGAAATTGAAGTATTCTCGATTGGTGGACCACTTGATCCACAAAGAGATAAAGTAGAAATCTTTAGTTCTACCGATACTTCTGCTGATGATGTTCAAATTATTGATGTATTCCCAGAAGTAACAGTTGTCTCTGCACAAATGCAGAGAGTTGTTTCTGCTACTACTATTAGTGTTGACAGACAAATCACCACTACAGTACAAAATCTCATTCCTAATGATGCACTATCTAACATCAACTACTTTGAAGTTGGTGCATACTTGGATGTTGACTTTGATTCTACTGACACAATTGCATTCATTCCAGACACTTACAAGTTCTACCCACAAGGTTACTTGTTAGTTGGTAATGAAGTAGTTTACTACAACCGCAAACTTGATGATCGTTTCCTTTACATTCTTCGTGGTGAAAATAATACTACTGCACAAAACTGGCCAGCTGGAACGTTCTTAAGACAAATTCCTGCACCTGTTTCTGTATCCTCTGCTGCGATTGTTGCAATCGAATCTGAAAGCAAAATTACTACAGTCAATGTAGGAGCAACTGCTAAGGTTGAAAGAGTAACTCAAATACAAATTACTTCTCCAACGTCCTCTGTAACTAAGGATGCACTTGAGATTGTAATTACTCCACCCCCAGGAGGTGCAGTTGACGGATATGAAGAATCTGCATTTATTGCAGATCCTGTTATCAAGAGAGATGGTTCTTCCGTTGATCTTATTGATGTTGGTGGATTATATTTTGTTACCAAACGAAATCTAACAGAAGTACAAGTTACAAACTCTGTATTTGGCGCTGATCAAGAATATGTTGGCAAGTATGAGAAAACAAATGCTGGACATGTCATCTCATTCTTTAATGGAATCTTTGATGATGGTGCATGTGGAGTATCTGGTATCACTATTAATGAGTTTAGCACATACTTCCCCGCATTCACTCTTGCAGACTTTATCGAAAGAGGAAACTCCAGTTACACCAAGGCAGGTCCTAGATTCAACTTGTTACCTCCTTCAATTCAAAATCCAGCAACAATTGTCACATCTTCGGATGCAATCACTGGTGGAACGTATGGTGGAACGGCAACAACTCTTTCCGTTACCAGCACAGAATTCTTCCCAAGTTCTGGATATCTCTTCTTAGCAACTTCATTGGTTGGTGTTGGTGGTTGTGTTGTTTCTTACACAGGCAAGACAGCGACTACGTTTACAGGATGTGCAGTTGTTAGAGAACATGAAGTCTTAGGATCAAATGGAGGACTAGTTGTTGCGAGCGACACTAATGTTGTTCCGCATGTTCTTTCCTAAATATCGGTATAAATATAAATAACTCAGGCACAAACTACAACGTCGGACAAAGAAACCCATGGCTGCTATTATTTCTGATAAGTTTCGTATTTTTAATGCGAAACAATTCCTAGAGTCTCTAACAGAAGGTGCTACTGACACCAGTGCAGAGCGTTCTAGAATGTACTTCTTTGTGGGTCGTCCACAACCTTGGAGAGCATATCTAGAAATCTACTCCAAGAACGCTACCTCATTTACAGTTGGTGACGAAGTGTACGTAGGAACTTATGCTTCTACTCCCTTCCGTGCCACGATTGCTGCCGTTTATGATAGTGCCCTTTTAGTTTACGACGTTTTTGGCAGCAATGGTGTCAATTCTGCTCCAGCTTTAGGAACTGCACTGAAGTGTAGAACTGGCGGCGCAGGTGGATCCGATACAGGTGCTACTGCAGTCTCTGGTGTATATCGTTACGCAGACGAGAACGTTCCCCCTCTGCCTCTCGATAACCAAACAGAAAAGGTTGGTCTCTACGACGAAATTATCGCTGCTAAGCGTATCACTGATGCTTATGCAAGAACAGTCATCCGCCGTTACAACTGGGATCTAGTTGCTAATCCTAAGTTTGACATGTGGAAGCCTGACTACTCTGATACCCCTGGTGGCGGTGGTCAGATTGGTAAGGCAACTGCAACTGGTGCTACCAGCATTGCTGATGCTAAGTTCTATGTAATGAACTCTGCATACGAAGTATTTAAGTGTCTCTACAATGGTGAGAATCCTTCTAACAGCACTGGTCAGAACGCAACTGAGGAACCAACTGTAGCAGGTGCAAACTATGATGCTGCTACTGGTCTCTATACCGAAAGCACTGGCGCTGGTTACATCTGGAAGTACATGTACACCATCCCAACCGATGATGTTCTGAAGTTCCTCTCTTCCGACTTCATGCCAATCGTTCTTCCTGGCAACACTTCCAGAACAAACGTTGTTTCTCTTGCTGTTGCTGGTGCATGTGATGTTGCACTAATCGAAGACACTGGCGCAGGTCTCCCCGCTTCCCAGACACTATACACTTCTATCAAGGGTGATGGAACTGGTGGTGTTGTTGAGTTCGTAACAAATGGTTCTGGTGGTATCACTTCCGCAGCTATTCAAGCACGTGGATCTGGTTACACCTATGCTAATGTCCTTCTTGGAAATGGCAACCTCTTCTCTGATGCTGGTCTAACCTCTGCAGTTGCTACTGCTAGTGGTGCAACTGGTGCTATTGAAGTTGTTCTTCCTCCTCTAGGTGGTCATGGTTCTGACCATGAAACAGAACTTAATGGTAAGCGTGTGATGACAAACATCCGTCTAACCTACTCTGAAGGTTCTGGTGACTTCCCTGTTGATAACGACTTCCGTCGCATCGGTATCGTTGCTGACCCATACAACTATGGCACAACTTCCTATGCAACTGCTGATACCCTCTCTGGTCTAAAGGCAGTCAAGATTACTGGTGCTACTGCTGATTACAACCCTGACGAGACTATTGTTCAGACTGTAACTGGTGGTACTGCAAGAGGAACCGTTGTTTCCTGGACACTTGATAGTGGTTCGACTACTGCTGGTGTTCTCAAGTACATCCAAACGTCTGATGCACACACGGATCAGGGTGTTGTAAGAGCATTCGAGAGCAATGCTGCTAACGCAATCACTGGTGAAGCATCTGCTGCATCGGGTAACGTTGATACTGCTTACGCTTCTGCACTTCTAGGTTCTTCCTTCACTGCAGGTCTTGCCAATCCAGAGATTGAGAACAACTCGGGTAATGTAATTTACATCGAGAACCGTCGTCTTATCACCCGTGCTCCTGACCAGATTGAAGATATCAAACTAGTAATCGAATTCTGATGTGAAAGAGAGACATCAAGAATCCCTCCAGCAATGGGGGGATTTTTTTTATCTCTACTAAATACTAGGGACAAGATGCTAGTATTTGGCGGAGTACAATGCCACAAAAGACTAACCTTAATGTAAATCCTTACTACGAGGACTTCGACGCGAACAAGAATTTTTATAAGATTCTATTCCGTCCTGGTTACTCTATCCAAGGTAGAGAATTAACACAAGTTCAATCGATTCTTCAGAATCAAATTGAATCCTTCGGTAAGTATGCATTTAAACAGGGGGAATTGGTAATCCCAGGTGAAGTTGGACTCAACACCAAATTAGATTATGTAAAATTATCTTCCGTATCAGAAGTAGCAATAGGCGAAGGAAATGATATTGTCTACAGAAAGTATGATATCACACAGTTGGTTGGACAACAACTAACTGGACTAACATCTGGTGTCACTGCAACAGTTTTAGCAGCAAGATTATCAACCGAGTCTAGTGCTGATACTGTTTATGTAAATTATATTAACAGTGGTAACTCTAACACAGAAGAAACTTTTAGGCAAGGCGAAACCCTAGAGGTTGTTGATGGTGTCAATACACCACTTCTAGTTGTCGGTACAGACGGTAGTGTTCTACCAACTAGCATCCAAGTCACAAATCCAGACACACAAGAAGTAACATCCATTGACAGTCCTGCAATGGGTTATGGTTCAGCTGTAAAGGTCCAAGAAGGTATTTACTTTGTTAATGGTTACTTTGTTCGTAATGACGAGCAACTCCTCATTATCGACGAATACTACAACAAACCTTCCGCAAAAGTTGGATTTACAATCAAAGAGTCGATTGTAACTCCAGAAGAAGATGCATCTCTATATGATAATGCAATTGGATCTTCTAACTACACTGCTCCTGGTGGTCACAGACTGAAGATTAGTCTAGAACTAAAAGAGTTTGCACTGAATGCAATTACAGATAAGAACTTCATTCAGTTACTTACTGTATCCAGAGGTAAAATTCAAAGAAAGATCCAAGGAACAGATTTCAGTGTTCTAGAGCAAACTCTAGCACGTAGAACATTTGATGAGAGTGGAGATTACGTTGTAGACAACTTCGCTGTAGATATCAGAGAGTATGCTCAGAAAGATGGCAATCGTGGTATCTATGCTGCAGATGAATTTGGTCTGTATAACAATCTGACTTCTACCGAAGCATCCAGAAAGATGGTGGCTACCATTGGTCCTGGTAAAGCATATGTCAAAGGATATGAAATTGTCAACAAAGAAACTAAGTATCTAGATATTAGTAAGGCAAGAGAGAGTTTGTCCTCTGACAATGTAACTCTAAAGACAAAGGGTCTGCCAACTTACAGCATTACAAACGTATTTGGTAGTGTACCTCTCAACAAAGAAGGGTCTGAACTTACAGCGTATCCAGATCTATTCTTCTATGCATCTTTCAACGATGGTTCTATTGGTCTAAATGATACAGAACTTGCAAGTGATCATAGACAAACTATCAACAGAAGAGGGGAAGTATTCAGTGTAGATGATGGCATCAAGACTATCACTTTGCAAATCACAAATACTGTAACTCTTATTGGTGCAGTAACTGATGCAACTTTTGATTCTCAATTCTCTGAGCTGTTCTTTATTAAGACTAGAACTGACACAGGATCTACTGCTGCTATCTCAAGTTTCAAATCTTTATCATTTGCTACAACCAACAAACCACTAATCAATCCAGCCGAATCTGTTCAGTTTTTAGAACTCACTGTTTCTGGTAGAAAAGATGAACTGGAACAACTCTTGCTGGAGTATGATGATTCTGATTCTGAATACAAGAGAAAAATCTTCTTAACCGAGGCAGATGCTGCTAACAATTCGAATGAATTTGGTTTCATTGTAGATTATACTGACACCATTACTCCTGTTATTGGTAAAGCAAAACCAAGTAATTTTGTACTGCAAAAATTAGGATCTGGTTTCAACTCAGACTCTGATATTGTCCTATCTAGAGGGCGTTTAGCAAACGGAGATGCTACTTACAATTCTATCTTTGGATTGTCTTACTTTGATCCAACATTCTACACCAAAATTCAGTTAGATGCAACTCCTACTGGATCTAATGCATTCCAAGCAGGTAAGTATATTTTTGGATTAGGGAGCAAAGCTTATGGTGTTGTAGAAGGATCTGATACTGGAGTATATTCCATTGGAAGTCTCCTTTACATTAAAACTCTATCTGGTAGATTTACTTCTGGTGAAACAGTAAGAGATGAAGATGGCAATACCGCTAGAATTGCAACCGACAATACTATTTCCCATTTTGTTGTTCAAAACAGAGGACTTGGTTATGCTGATGGCGTAACTCTACTAGTTAATGGTTTTGAATTTGACTCTTCTAAGATTGCAATTTCTAAGACCAGTGATGGTAAGGTCTACAAGGCAGTTATTGCAGATAGAAATGCAGTATCTTTACAATATGCACAACCACCTGCTGTAACTGTCAAAAATCCAGATGCTGCTGGTGCTCCAAACTCTGCAGCAGCAGTTGTCCCTGTTCTATTCAGAAACAGCGTAACAACTTATACACCACAGAACGTCAAGTCACTTGGTTGCAGTTATGGTTCTGGTAACTCTAACAACTTCAGTGCTGATGTTGTTGTGGATAGTCAGACATATTCTGAAATTAAGTCCGTTACTGACTTTACATTCTTCGGATCTCAGGGATCCAACTTCATTGAATCTACAAGTTTCAGTGCAGATGCATCCACTATTCTACAGCAAGGAGATCTAGTACAATTCTCTGATGATAATAATAATCTAGTAAGAGCAATTGTTCAGTATGCAACTGAGCAAAACGGACCATTCAAAACTAGAGTTTATTTTGATACCGCTCTACCAGGACCAGTAACTAATACTAGTATCGTTCGTTTACGTCCTAAAGTTGTCAATGCAAATAGTGGCACACTAATCTTCCCAACTGGAAGTAAGCAGGTATCTCAACTAGCATACAGTGACGAAGAGAGCAAGATCAAATACTACTTCCGTAGAGATTTTGTCACTACTGCTTCTGGTGATGCTAACGCAATTACATTCAAAGCACAACTTCCATTTGGAACACAGAGATTTGCTGCATACAGCAAAGAGAACTTCGTGATTACAGTTCTCGATCCTGGTGATGCTCCCAATATTGCAATTGGTGATATTCTATATGTTTCCCAGGACGAAGTAAATATTACTTCTAAGACAGATACTACCAGTGGTCTAACTTCTGGAAGTATTAGTCTAGCACTTCCTTCATCTTACTTTGGAACAATTCCTTCTAATGGAACATATCCAAAATTAAAACTGACTGCAACAGTTGAAGTAAGCAATGCTAAACCAAGACTAAAAACTGCAATTAGAAATAAGAGAATTACAGTTGCATCCGCAGGTGATCGTGTAGTTCCATTCAGAGGATCTGATTATGATACTAAAGCAGTAGAGACTATTTCTTACTCTGATGCATTCAAACTGAGATACGTATATGAAGGAACTTCTTCTCAACCACCTGAACTCGATAGTGCAGGCAATCTAATTTCTGGTACAGATGTAACTAATAAGTTTACGTTTGACAACGGTCAAAGAGACACTGTTTATGATGTCTCCAGACTTGTTCTAAAACCAGGATTTGAACCTACAAGTGGTCAGTTGGTAATTGCCTTTGATTATTTTGTACATTCTCAAGGTGACTTCTGTACCATTGATAGTTATCTACATGAAGCAGGTGTTCCTGAAGATGAGATTCCTACATTCAATTCTTCTGTTCATAAGGTAGTAGAACTTAAAAACGTACTAGACTTTAGACCTAAGGTAGATTCCAACGCTATTATTTCTGGTTTCCAGAATAACACAAGTCTTGGATCAACATCTGGTTCGTTTGCTGGTTCTGGTGCTGTTGTTTCTAGCACTCCTGCTCCAGATAATAATATTGAATACACATTCTCCTTCAGTCAGGTACAATACTTAGATCGCATTGATGGTATTTTCTTAGACAAGAAAGGCAACTTTATAGTCAAAGAAGGTAACTCTTCCCTCAATCCATCTAAACCAGATCCTATTGAGGATGCAGTTCCTCTCTTCTATGCATACATTCCTGCATTCACAAAAGACAGTAAGGACGTAAGAATTACTCCTGTTGATAACAGACGCTACACGATGCGTGATATTGGTAAGTTGGAGAAGCGCATTGAGCGTCTCGAATACTATACCACACTTAGCATTCTAGAGCAACAAGCTCTCAACATGCAAGTCAAAGATGAAATTGGACTTGATAGATTCAAGTCTGGATTCTTTGTTGATAATTTTGAGGCACATAGAGTTGGCAACCTCAATTCTCTTGACTACAAATGCTCTATTGATAGCAGACAATCTACACTAAGACCACAGTCAAAAGAAGATTCTATTGATCTTGTAGAAGTTAATACTAGAAATGATCAAAGATCTGTTTCTGGATACACCAGATCTGGTAATATTGTTACTTTGCCATATGGAAGTCTAGAACTACTAGGGAATGATTTTGCTTCTAAGACTCTAAATCCAAATCCATTTGTTGTTCTACAGTATGTTGGTGACGGTGAAGTTTCACCATCCATCGACCAGTGGTATGATGATTCACAAGAACCATTGGTTGTAGACACAAACACCAATCTATACACAATTTTCCTTGCAAAAGAAAATGTAAAAGAGAGTCTATCGAGTCTCCACAACTCTTTCGTTGTAAACTGGGTAGGAACTTCACCTGCATTTACTTCTATCAATTCTCTTGGTGAACTGAATACTCAGGATGCAATTTCTTCTGTTGCTAGTGCATCTGTTGGAAGTTCCTCCAACATCAGTCCACAGAATAATGACATTGCAAAAGGTGTTCAGTCGAAGAGTGTTGGTGAAACTCAAGTGTCTACAGCTCTTGCATTCTTCGCAAGAAGCAAACCAGTCAAGTTTGTTATTCGTAGACTGAAACCAAATACTAAGATCAATGTATTCCTTGAGGGAAGAAACATTAATCGTTGGGTCAATCCCGATCTAAGATTCACTGGTATTGCTGGCAACTCGTTGTCTGCTTTCAATGGAAGTGTAACCACTGATGAGTATGGAAATGCTAGTGGTTTAATTCTTCTGCCTTCTGGTTATCCACCACTACAAAATGCAACTTGGGGTGGAGATGTAAGCACTGTATCATATGACACCAACGCTGAACAATTGAACTTCACCACAGGTGAGTTGACATTTAGATTTACATCTAGTGCTACAAATGAAAGCAAAGAGACAGTTGATACTTATGCAGAAGTAAAATATTATGCTTCTGGAACTCTACCACAGAATCCTTCCAGCATTGTATCCACAAAACCATCCTACTTCAAAGCGAACGAGGGTGTACAACTTATCGAAAGCAATACTGATAATCCAGTAAGACCAAATCCTCTCGCCCAGACTTTCAAAATTGAGAATCTGGATGGTGGTTGTTTTGTTACTGGTGTTGATCTCTACTTCAATAAGAAGAGCACCAACATTCCAATCAAGACATACATTACTAATGTAGATGCAGAAAAACCAGGCAAGAATATTGTTCCTGGAACAGAAAAGGTACTATCTCCAAATACATTCCTCAAGTGTACTGCTAGTGGAAACATGTCGGTATACAAAGGAGAAAATGTAACTGGTGCTTCTTCTGCTGCTTCTGGTCCTATTCTCCAGATCTTTGATAAGAACAATGTAGAACTAGTTGCTACTGCATCTGGCAGATACAGTCTTACCAATGAGCAAGTCTATACTGTAGTCTTGAGCAATCACAACGGCAGATCTTTCTCTGCAAATGAAGATCTAATTATCCCATCCGTAACACTAGCAAATGCTACTGATGGAACAGACTTTGTTCTAAGTATTGCTAAGGATAGTGGAAAACTATCGGACATCAGAGTTACTAATCCTGGTACTAACTATGACAGTGCTGTTCTGACTCTAGAGAGTCCACAACTTCCTGGTGGTTCTACTGCTACTGCATCTATTAAAGTTTCTGGTGGTAAGATCTATAATGTAGAAGTTTCTTTACCTGGATTCGGATACACCGAAGCACCTTCTGTTGTTATCAGAGGTGTTGGTAATGGTGCTGGCGGATGTGAAGTAGAAACTTTCATCGAGATTGATACACCTGCAGTAAGAATGGGAGTTGCTGTTGATAGAGACGGTGTTACTGAATCTACAACTCCAACACACTTTGGGTATGATTATCCCGTATATCTACAAAATGATACTGAGTATGCACTTGTAGTTGAAACTGATTCTGTTGATTATGAGATGTGGGTATCTAGACTAGGTGAGACTGACATTGCTACAAGCACTGTTATTACTACCCAACCAGCACTGGGTTCTGTATACAGATCTCAGAATACTGAAAGTTGGACAGAAGATATCTTTGAAGATCTCAAGTTTACCATGTATCGTGCAGAGTTTGCTATTGAGCGTCCTGCAGAATTGGTACTAAGAAATGCTTCTCTTGGATACGAGTTATTGGATGAAAATCCATTTGAGACAAATGCAAGTTCCAGCAGCAACTCCACATCTAAGTTGTTCAAGAACAACAATGCTATTGTCAAAGTATCCCATAGAGATAACGGATTTGAAACTGGTGGAGATTCTTATGTATTTTACAGAACCGCCAAGACAGTTGGTGGAATTACTGCTTCCACACTAAACAATGGGTTGTTTCAAGTTACCAACTCTGGCATAGATCATTATAACATTAATACGGTATCCAAAGCAGCTGCTAATGCTATTGGTGGCGGAGATGCAGTTTATGCTTCTTACAACAGAAAATACGAAACTCTATATCCACAGGTTCATTATCTATCGTTTACTGGAACAACTCTTAGCACAGAAGTCAAAACAACTAACGTTGTCCCTGTAGATAGTTCTACAACTAACTACACTTCTTATTCTCAGAGTCAGTATGAAAAGACATTCTTGAATGAGTCTCACTATTTCACAAATCAGAAGTTTATTGCATCTGATATTAATGAAACACTAAACGGTATTACAAGTTCTCTGAACTATAAGATGACTTTGACTTCTACAGTATCTCATCTATCTCCTGTAATTGATCTTTCTAGTGCATCTGTCAAGACTTCTACAAACAGAGTTGAGAATGCTAAAGGACAAGAGAATCGTTATGGAAGAAGAGATCAAATCATCAAATTCTATCCAGTATATCAATTTGAAGTATCTGGTCAAGGTGGAGCAGATATTAGTGTCAACCAGTCTATCGTTGGTAACACAACCAAGGCATCTGGTATTATCGCTCGTGTAGACGGAAACGTTCTTTATGTAAGATTGAAGACATCCCAATTCTTCCAGAAAGGAGAGGGTGTAACTCTCAGTGACGACACTGGATTGACCGCAGTAGTTGTTGATTCCAATCCAACACAACTATTCTTTGACATTGCCGACTCTGCCACAATTACAGCACGCAATCCAGTTGCTGTCTATAATACTGTCGAAGAAGGAACGGAAGCATATTATAATATTATTACTGGTAAGTCTGTTGTCTGGAATAGTAAAACACAAGAACTAACTGTACGAGTTGATACACAACCAATTGGTGATGACTATACTTCCAGAATTGTAGATGACAATACTCAGTTTGGCAGAAAAGTATTTGATTCTAATGGCACAACTGCTCAGCAAGCAGATATCTTCCGTGTAGGAGATTTCATTATGCATCCAGATGCAGATGAAACTAACGAAAGAGCATACTTGGAAGTTGGAACTATTACATATACTGATGGTATCGAGTTTGTTGCAGAAAATACATCTAAGAATGGATCCGCTGCAGCAAAATATGTTACTAAAGAAATTGCAATTAACAGTCCTGCAACTTCTATTGACGTACACCTATTAGCAAATGTCAAAGACATTGCTGATGTCAAAGTTCTGTATAGATTCAAGAAAGCATCCAGTCAAGAAAACTTTGAAGATATCGATTGGGTATTCTTCAATGAAACTGGAATGCCAGATACAGCAGAAATTGCTACCAGCGAAAACACCATCTCTGGTGTAGTTGAAAAGCAATCTGCATATCAGGATCTCAAGTACAGTGTAGCAGATCTACCAGAATTCTCCTCATTTGCAATCAAAATTGTAATGGCATCTGTAGATCCCGCGTTTGTACCCAAGATTCAAGACATTAGAGCCGTAGCGTCCTTCTAATCTCCGCGCATGGATTATATAAAGGTAAGTGGTCATGATGGTCTCGTAAGAGACCAAAACACTGGTGCCATCATCAATCTCGACGATTCTGCTATTGATGCAAGACGTAAATCGAAACATCTCGGTTCCGCGTTAGAAGACATAAATATGTTGAAGAATGAAATCTCCGAAATAAAATCACTACTGAGAGAGTTAATCAAAAATGCCAGCAGTTAACGTCGCAAGAACCGATACCTTTGAACAACAAAGGGTCAAAATCAATGAACTCGGTTCTCAGTTATTCCAAATCAGTAGTGGTGGGTCTGACCTATCTACTGGTAATTTGAAACTTGGTGATGGTTCGGTAACGACACCATCACTAGCGTTTGTTAATGATACCACATTAGGTGTATACAGATCAAGTAACGGTGTTCTTGGTTTTGCAAGTCAAAGCAAGAAACTTGCTGATTTATCCGCTAGTTCCACTAAGTATTACAAAGACTTTATTATTGAGAAGAACAGTCTCGACAGTTTGTTCATATCAATTCAAAATGCTGGTCAAAACTATGATGGTGGTGACTATACAGACATTCCTGCCATTGGCGGTACTGGCGACTCTGCACTATTAGGTCTCACCGTCGATGGTTTCCAAGGTGCTATTTCTAATACTGGTACTGGATATACTCCTGGTTCTTATCTAAACATTCCACTGATTGGTGGTAGTGGTAGTGGAGCTCTGATTGATTTTACAGTACCACAAATCTCTGGTGTTGTCACCAACGCTGGTATCAACTACTATCCTGGAACATATAACAATGTTTCTCTGACAGGTGGTAGTGGCAGTGGCATGGAAGCACAGGTTGAGGTCAGCCTGTTTGGTGCTACTATCACATCTGGTTCGAACTATCCAGATGGCACCTGGAAGAGTATCCAGATGACAGGTGGTAGTGGTGCTGGAATGAAGTGCAACCTTCGTGTTGTAAACGGTGGTGTGCAGCAGTTTGGTGGAGTTGACAGCAGTGAGTTTGTATCTGTCACTTCTCAGTATACTGTAGGCGATGTACTAACTGCAGCAATCACTACAACTGGTACACAAACATTTGAAGTCAAATCTTCCCTTGGTAACCAGTATTTTATTGATGGTTTCTTGGGTGGAGACTTCAACCTCCTAAAAGGGAAAACTTATGTGTTTGATGTGAGTGATTCTACATCAAATCAACACCCATTTTACATCTCAACTGCAGCAGATGATACCAATGCTCTGATCGATTCTGCTGATGGTGTTGTTTATGAACTAGATGGCGTTACTGTAACTGGAGTAAACTTCCTTGCTGGTTACTTTAACGCTACATCCAAGATTGTTACTTTCACAGTACCAGCAACACCTAATAATAACACACTATTTTACAATTGTAGCGTTCACCCAAATATGGGTGGTCGAATAACTCTAGTTGATCCAAGTCCATCACAGTCTGGATTCTCTATGACTGTAGATCAACTTGGTGGTGTGATTGAGACTGTTACCATTACAAATGGTGGAGATGGTCTGTATCAATTAAATGATGTTCTATCTGTCGATCCCTTAGATCTCTATGATGCCAACAGTCTGCAAGCAGCAGTAGAGGGTTCTGGTTTTGCATACACTCTTGGTGGAAACTTTGGATCTATTGATGAGTTAGATCGTATTTCAAACTTTGGTCTTGGGTATCAGACTGGAGATGTCCTTACACTAGCAACCGCTGTTAATAATGTCAGCACATATGCTAGAGGAGAGATTCAATTCCTTGGTGTTACATTTACATCTAATTCTGGTGTTACTGCAATTCAATTTACTGGTAACGCTGCTGGTCCTAATACCACGTATTCAAATATTTTAGTTTCCACCCTAAACAGTAATGGTTCTGGACTGGTTGTAGATGTCGTTGTCAGTAGTGGTGGTGGAAACACTTTCTATGACTCTGTAATCATCGTCAACCCTGGTTCTGGATACTTACCAGGAGATACGCTCTATATCCCTGGAGGATCGCTTGGAGGCGTTTCTGGTGGTGTACCAGGATCTGGTGGTAACGACCTTGCTATCTCTGTTTCTACTATTGAAGCAGGAAGTCCACAGATTACTGTTCCTTCTACTGCTGGTATTGAAGTTGGTGACGCAGTTGATCTAATTCAAAATATTAATAATCCTGGTCAAATTCCTGGTGGAGCTGTTGTTGTTAGTGTTGATAGCGCAACTCAGTTTACGATCTCTGAAGCACCAACTGTCCCTGGTAATGCAGACCTGAGAGTTACAAACCAAAATCCAACAAACCTTACTGTACCTGATACATCTGGAATCACAACTGGAATGGAAGTTGTGTATGTAAGTGGTGCAGGTGGACTTATTGCTGGAACAACTGTTACCGCTATTGTAAGTGCAACAGAAGTTACATTGTCTATTGCACCAATTACCGCTGGTGCAATGGTTGTAAACTTTGAACCAGAATATGGCGGTGGTACAGGATTCCAGTATACTGTTGGTACACTTGGCGTAATTAGCGAAGTAACGGTTATTGATGGTGGTAATGGATATTCTCAAGGAGATACATTAACTGTCAATCCATTTGACCTCGTACAACCAGAAGTTTACACAGTCACAAACGCTGAAGTTGATATCATTGACTTTGTAAGTAATGTAATCCCCGCCGCAACGTTCTCTGTAGGAGATCAGGTAAGAGATGCTGGCGGATCTATCCTTGCATCTACAGTAACCGTTTCTACAACAGTTGCAGGAGCAGCAGATGGTGTATACACAGCAGTTTCACAGATCAATACATCTGGAAATGGTACTGGCGCTACGTTTGATGTACAAAGAGACAACACAGGTGCTGTTCTTTCTGCTGTTATTACAACAGGATCTGAGGGATCTTTCTACGCAGTAAACGATACAATTACTCTTGCTGGTGCTTCTGTTGGCGGTTCTACTCCTGCAGACAACATTGTTCTAACAGTTAATGCTGTTAATGACGCAGGAGATCCTGTTACTGTTAGAAAAGTCAATACATCTGGCGGCAATATTACTACTATTGTTATCGACACGTTTGGTTTTTCTGATGGAGATGTCCTTGTAAATGAGAATGCTCCTGCTGTTGGTTATGATATCGACACAGCATCACTAGAGTATAGATTCTACATTGATCTAAACGATGGCAACGGTGCTCAAATGACACCATCTTGGACCATGTATGCTGGTAACTCTTACCAGTTTAATTTACAAGATGGATCACTGGGATCACACATCTTTGCTCTATCCCAGTTTAGAGATGGACAATGGGGTCCAAGTAGATTTGAAGGTGTAAGCACAACAGTTTCCACAACATCTAGAAATATCATTGTTGCAAGCACAACTGGTATGTTTGCTGGAATGGAAGTTGTAAAAGAGTCTGGTGATGGTATTCTAGCAGACGCAACTATAATTGAAGAAGTTGTAAACGGAACTACACTAAGACTTAATAATACACCCACAACAGCGGGCGATATTGTAGTAACTGTTCAGGGTGCTGAGTACACTACTGGTGTTACTAGAACAAATCAAGATCTAACAATCAAAATTACTGAGAACACCCCAACTCTCTATTACTACTGTGCTACAGAAGATCCTTCTCATGTCAATGAGGGTGGAGATGATAATGACGAGGCAACTCTAACTATTGATCCAAATAATCCAAAGACATTTGGTACTGGTCTTGAGATTTTAGTTACTGATGTAACCACAGAAGAAATTGTCAAAGGTGAAGTCCTGACAGGTGAGTTTACTTGTAATCTTCTAACGACTCGGGATATCTCGTCGCCAGACGCTACAATCAATGCACTTGCATCTTCAACAGTTGTTGCTACTACTAGTGTAACAACTCCACTGCTCCAACCTGCTTCTGGAAACTTAGATCTGACGGTTCAAGAACCAACACTAGACAGCATCAATTTCACTGCTTTAGCGTTCAACTTTGGTTCCCAATTTGCTATCACTGGTGCAAGTGGTAACTTAACTACTGCTGGATATCTTGAGTCTCCAGAAATTCGTGTTGGCGCAAACTTAGTCATTGACTCTGCTACAACATCTATCACATCTCAGAATACTCAAGACATCAGTCTTGTTCCTGACTTGGGTAGAATTGTACATACAAACACTGTTACAGCACTTGCAGTCCCTGCTGGTAATACTGCAGAAAGACCTGGACCTGGCATTGTAAGAGATGGTTGCATCCGTTTCAATACAGAAACAAGTCAGTATGAGGGATACAGTGTATCAACCACCACATGGTCTTCTCTTGGTGGTGTTAGAGACCTAGACGGTAACACCTACATTCTAGCAGAAGAGACGATTGGTGCTAATGATAATACTCTATGGTTTATCAATGATAATGTCAACACCATTAAGGTAACTCCACAGCATCTGGAGTTCCAGAACATGAAGAAGATTCGTTCTAACAATGTTCTGGCACCTGATTTTGTTCAATACAATGCTAACACTCCAGTAACGCTAGGTCAATATCTCAAGTATAAAAACAATCTATATGAGGTAACCACCGCAGGTACAACTGCTACTACTGGTAATGAACCAACTCATACCACTGGAGCAGAACCAAATGGTTCTGCGGTTCTTACTTTCTGGGGTCTTGCTGTTGCACCACTAGAGTTTGAAGATATCGAAGAACTCAGAATCGGCAAACTTGGCGGTCTTCCACTGGTTGTTAGTGGAGAATTAAGATTCTTAGACAACGTAATTTCTACTGATGTCAACGATCTTCTAATCAGACCAAACCCTGGTAAGAAAGTCAAGATTGATACGAATACAACACTGGTCATTCCTAGTGGTACTACAGCAGATAGAGGTGCTGCTGAAGTTGGTTCTATCAGATTCAACACCAGTGACCAACTATATGAAGGTTATGATGGAACTAACTGGGGATCTCTTGGTGGCGTCAAAGACGTTGATCAAAACACATATATTATTCCAGAAACATCTCCTGGTGCAAATGAGAACATCCTGTACTTCTACAATGATGGAAACAATACCGTACAGTTGACTACAACTGCTATGGACTTCTTCTCTGTAGATACTATTAGATCTCGGACAAGCAACCAGTTTGAAATTACTGCAAACTTGATGACATTCAACAATGCAGAAACCACACTAGACAACACTGCAGTAGACACTACTTTCTTACATACATCTAAGCAATACTTTGATCTTGGATTATCTGGTGGTCTAACTGTAGACCCCGTTCTAAGATTGGACAACCAGGGTGATGTATATTTCAATACAACATTTGGAACTGGCACATTCACTGGAGTCAAGGTATTTGATGGAGATCTAAAAGAGTTTGAACTTGCTGATGTCAAGATTCTAACAGAAAAGATTTCCTTAGTCAAAGGAACTTCCAACAATGGCAACTCTGTTCTATATGAGACTGCAACTAATGCAGGATGTAAGACAGTTGTTATTGCAACTAACCCAACAACAGGTGATAGTGAGTTCATTGAGTTTGGTGTTACAAATAACACAACTGATGTATATCACACTGAGTATGGAAACCTGAGAACTGGTGTACAACTCATCATTCCAACCTTCGAAATTACTCCACAGAATGAAGTTAGAATTAATTTCCTACTGGGTCAAAACGTTGCACCAACAAATACAGTAAATATTACTGTATCATCCACCATCACTAAGAAGTAAAATGCCAGTCAATTTAGAAAAGTTTGATTCTACAGGTGGGTTTTCTATTGATAAAACCACTATTGTAGATGAACTAAGAAATGCTAAGGATATAAACACCTTAGAAATCAAAAATTCTGAGTATGCTGATAGTAAAATTACCAGATATATTCTTAGGGGACTGAACACAGCAGTTCTATCTTTAGATCCTGTTGGTACACAGATTCCCATTGATAGTTCAACACTAAATTTTATTACAGGACATATTATTGCCGTCAATCCTCAAGGCGTAGTGTATTCTGCAAAGCAAGAAAGCACAGCATTTTGCGATGGTGCTGGAAATGTTACAGTCATGTCTACGATGACAACAGCTATCAAAGATGATATTCCCATCGGTCAGACTTGGAGCATTGCACCACAAGGAGCTTCTAATCGTTTTAGTTATAGCACTATCAGAGCAGGTACTACTTCAAATATCAAGTGGGTAGTTTCTACAGAAGTTGTAAGCATTGCCTGGGCATGATGCTAAATATAAACGAGGATAAACGGGCTAGGAGCTAGTTGGCACCATGAGTTTTAACATTAATTCCGATAAAGAGACTTTTAGAGGTTCAAAACCTGCCTTTATCGGTGATAATGAACTAACAATTAGGGGAGGCGTTGGGGCGGATGAGAAAGAAATTCTCAGAACTCAACTCGACGCTGATACATCCTTGCCACGTGTTGGTATCAATAGAACTGGACAGAGAGTAAACACTGTAACCGTAACAGATGGTGGTTCTGGTTACACTGTTGTTCCTTCTGTTACTATTGATCCTCCATCTACTCCTGGTGGTGTACAAGCACTTGCTTCTGCGTTTATCTTCAATGGCAGAGTAATCAACGTTGCTGTCAACAACCCTGGTAGTGGATATACAACTGCTCCTAATGCTGTAATTACTGGCGGTGGCGGTGGTGCTGGTGCTACAGCAACCGTACAACTTGACACAGTTGATTTTGAACTTGACATCAATGGTGCTATTAGAACCTCTACGTCTATCATTTCTGATACGGCGAGAATTCTAAACCTTGATATCGACAACTTTATCACACCAGACCTACAATTAAGAGGTCCAAATTTTAAAACATATGTCAACAACACAGGTACTCCCTGGGCTGACAATGTTATTATCCAAAAAGATTCTTACAGATATTTTGGTGCTAATGTTTATCAAGCACTAAACACTGGACAGACTGGATCCGATGCACCTGAGCATGTAGATGGTGTAGAACTAAACGGAGAAGTCAACTTCAAACATATTGGTTTCCGAGTTATTGACGAGGAAGCATTTGGTTACAATACTACTGGAGAAGCAGGCGTATTCCCAAGATCTATCACACCACTATTAGGTGATAGATCGGACAAGATTGCGACTACAGAATACGTTCTAAACCTAGCAACCAACGACGTTGGTGGCAGAATCTATGTTTCTCAGCAGATTGGTTCTGACGAAAACGATGGTCGCTCTGCTGTCAGTCCTGTTCGTACAATCAAGAAGGCAGCACAACTAGCGTGGGCAACTCCTGGTGTCAAAGAAACACTGATTGTTTCTGGTGGCGATTATGTAGAAGATAACCCAATCTCACTACCACCCGATTGCTCGGTTGTGGGTGATAACTTGCGTCTGGTAATTATCAGACCCGCTAACCCCAAGAAGCACATCTTTAAGTTTGGTGATAAGAACTACGTTATTGGTGTTACCTATAGAGACCAAGTTGACGCATTTGGAGATTCTGTCGCAACTTGGGACTTTGCGATGGTCTTTGACGATAAACAGCGTGTTATCGTTGACTATGATACTAATGGAGATTTTGGAACTAACTTCCCAATCGGTCACCAGATTTTTGGACCTGATCAGTTCCGCTTAGCTTTCCAAGATAACACAGGTTTATCACAACTACAAACTGGTCTAGAGATTGTTGGTATCAACTCGGGTGCTAGAGCAGAAGTTATTGATGTATCTTTTACAACCACAATTGGTGCTAGTGCATACCTAACAGGTACAATTGATGTTACTCTGAAGTCTGGTTCTTTTATTCAGGGTGAAAGTTTTAGATACCTGATCAGCGGTTCTGATGGTGGTAGTTTACTACAGTCATCGTCAGAAATCTACGCATCAAATACTCTTAAGTTTAGCAGCAATCCAGAAAGCGTATCATTTACTGGTGGCGTTTATGTTGCTATCGATGACGTTCCAAATACATTCTTCACTGGAACTCAATTCTACGAAATCATTGAGGTAAATGATAACGAGGATGTTGAGAATAGCATTCCTGCTACAGAGTGGTATGTGTCATTCTCCCCAATTTTGGGAGCACCTACCTTTGATACTATTGGACCATGTAACTTCACTATCAATGATGCAAATATCATTGAAGAAGAAATTGATACCACTGATCTAACTTCGATTAGAGCAGAAGGTGAAGTTGTATCCGTTGATGAGAACATCACGGCAACTCTCCCCATTGTAAAAATTGACTTCTCTTTACAGGGAGATCCATCTATTGCTCAGGATGGTGTACATTCTGCACAATTTGGTAATGCCGAAGACCTTGGTGGTGTTATATTCTACACTAGTGAACTAGTCGGTAGAACAAACTTCCACGATTTCAAAGAAGGTCAAGAGATTGAAATTAGCGGTCTTCCTACTGCTGGTCCTGATCTGTCTGCATTAAATGGTAAGCAGAGGATCTACAAAGTTATTGAAGATGCTGATGGTCGCTGCAGAAGATTTGTAATTCCCAAGAAGTTCCCAGCAATTGCAGACGCTAACTTCCAACCAGGATCCAGTGCTGTTGTCAAGTCATACTCCAAGAGTATCACTCTAAGCCTACTAAACTCTCCAAACAAATTCCCACTATCTTCTCCTGTCGATAGAAGATACCAGGATGCTGTTACCTTCATCCGTAACAACAGAGATTTCATCGCTGATGAAGTTGTAGGAAAGATCAACGATCAATTCAAGAAAGAATACTACTCTGTATATGATATTGGCGGTGCTGTAGATTCCTCTTACACTCCAACTAATGTAACATACGATCCTGCTACAGGCGATGCTGTATTCACAGTAGCAAGTCATGGTCTGTCAGTTGGTGATGGTATTAAAATTGCTGATGAATCCATCACATTTACATGTACGATGGATGGTAACAAGACAGAGCACGCTCTGCCTGAGTCTGATCAGTATGCAAGTGGAAAAGCACTTCCTATCACTGCTGCAGACACAAATACCTTTACTGTAAATGTAGGTGCATCTGGAGCAGATCAACAGTGGACTCCATCAGGTGCTGCTTATGATCCTGCTACTGGCAATCTAGTCCTCACAATCGGTACACATACACTTTCTGTTGGAGAAGGTATTGTCATCGATGACAACTCCTTGTCGTTCACTTGCGACATGGATGGCAACCAGTCAGTCAAGACATATCCACGTCCTGGTATTGATCCATTTGCTGGTAGGTCTATGCCTATCACAGCAGTTGGTGCAAACACTATTACTGTAAATGCTGGTGCATCTCAATCAAACCAGTATTTCCAACCATCTGCGGTAAACTATAATCCTGCTACAGGAGATATGTTATGCCAAATCGGTCAACATGGTCTTGGAGTTGGACGTAGTGTAGTTCTTTCCGATAACTCATTTACATTTACTTGTGATCAAGACGGCAACGCAACCCAGCATACCTATCCACGTCCTGGTTCTGACCCATATGCTGGTCAGTCTATTCCTATTACTGATGTTGGATATACAGAGCATACTCCTACTGACGCGCCATATAATGCTGCAACAGGAACGGTAACATTTACAGTTGCTAATCATGGATTTACTAGTGGTGACTATGTACAGATTCAAGATGGATCTCTTACATACACTTGTGATCTAGATGGAAATACTGCACAGAAGACATATCCACGTGCTGGTTATGACTATCCATCTGGACGTTGGATGCCAATTGTAGTTGTTGACGCAAATACATTCACAATCAATGTAGGATCTTCTCCATATACAGGAGCACACACGTTTGTTAGTGCTTCTGCCAATGCGATCAGAAGACAAGATGGTTGGATTTCTCTCAATGTTGGTAGTGCAGGAACTGCATCTGGTTCTGTTCACACCTTTGTTTCTGCTACTGCTAATGCAATTAAGTTTGAACCACAATCTGCACATTCGTTTGTTGGTGCAACTGCTAATGCTGTCAAGCATTTACCACAGTCTGCACATACATTTGTCAGATCTGTATCCAACGCATTGAGTGTTGGTGGTTCTGAATTCAAGATTTATCTTGGTTTTACAAGTCAAACACATACCTATGTAAGTGGCGGTACGGTTACTTATGGTGGAAACTCTTACAACATCACAAACTTTGTTTGGGACAACGTAGTCAGTGGTGCTGCAACAGTCACTCTAGCAGCTCCAATTCCTGGAATTGCAGAAGATGACACAGTTCAGATCAACAATATTCTACTGGAATGTGATAATGGTCAGAAACTATATCCAAGTTTCAGCATTCCTGTTGATGATGATCAGTGTCGCCAAGACGTTGTTCACTTCTTGAATGCTCTATCCAGAGACCTAGAATTTGGATCTAACTTTAACGTAATCGAAGCTGCTAAGAAGTATATTGTTGGTGCTAAGATTGGATTTGTAGAAAATGAGATCATTCAAACAGTTCGTGCGATTGAGTATGCTAGAGAACTAGCAACATTCGCAATGTGTAACTGGAGAACTGGTAACAGAACTGCAAGTGATCCTGTCTATACACCTGTATATTCTACTCTACCAAGATATTTCGATGATACTGTTATCACAACAACAGCAGGAACACCTGCTTGTGCTAACGTAGCATCTGCTATTGATACTTTAGCATATCTTTGGGTAGATGTTATTTCAAATAATGCTTCTGGAACATATCTAGATGCAGCATATTTGATTGCTCGTAACAAGGATCTCATTGCTGATCAGGCATATCTCGATACTCTTGTTCAGTATCCAGCACTAGGACTTAATAATGTAGATGAAAGAAAGTGCAGAAGAGATATTGGATTCATCCTCAAGGGTCTTGTAAGAGACTTGTGCTTAGGCGGTAACTCTGGAACTGTAACTAATGCAGAGTTTTACTACACTGGAGCACAACTAACAGGTATTGATTCTGCATACTTACCACAAACTCTGTATGCATATCAGCAAGTAAGAGATTACGCTATTGCTGCTATGCGTAATTGGACTGATGGTAATGTAATTAGCACCACACCAACAAATGCTACATACAACTCAACAACTGGCGATCTAACCCTAACAATTCCAAGACCAGCAACAGATCTTGGAGGATTGGCAGTTGCTGGAAATGATAGGGTTTCTTTTGCTGAAGGAGCACTAACTTTCAACTGCGCTTCAAATGGTGGTGGAGACTTAGCAAGCCCAGGGAAATTAGATGCAAATTATGGAAAAAGTTTCCCAATTATCTCTGTTGCAAACCTAAGTCTAACTGTAACTGAAATTACATGCAATGTTGGTGATGCTGGATCTGCTGCTGGTGTAGCACATACATTTGTATCTGCTCTGGCAAATGGAACAAGATTAATTTATTCTCCAGTAGAAACAACTTCAGATATTCCAAAATTTGAAGATTGGAATATCGGTCTATATCCAACAACACCTCTTTGTGCAAACGTTGCGTCTACAATCACAACACTATTCGCTTTACTAGAAGATATTCTAGACGGTACAGTTGCTCCTGGTGCTACGACTAAGAATACAGGAACTCTGTATGATACTTCACAAATTCTAACCTATCCTGACAGTTATGTCTACGATCAGGATGGTGTCAGAATGGCAGTTCGTGGTGACTTTGATGACTTCCCAATCATTGAGGCATCACCATACACCCAGAACTCTTCTGTTATCTCCTTCCTAGGTGGTGGCGGTGCTCTGATTGACGGTTCTAAGGTCAAGCAACCTAACTGTCCTTTCCCTGGTCTAGAACTAGATGGTTCTGCATCTTTCCCCAATCAGGGTAAGTCGATGGTTGCTTCGGCATTTACGATCGTCTCCTTTGGTGGTACAGGTTATAAGGTTATCAACGATGGTTACACCCAGTTGGTTTCGGTCTTCGTTATCTTCTGTTCTGATGGTGTCCTTTGTGAGTCTGGTGGTTACGCATCTATCACCAACTCTGCTACCAACTTCGGACAGTATGCACTAAGAGGTACAGGATATAGAAAAGATCCATATGTCTTTGACATTGCAACAATCACCAATGTATCCGCAACCCCAACTGGCAGAACTATCCTGACAGTTAGTGGACTTGGAAGAGAACCTCTAGAGCACTATGTCGTCAAGATTGACGGTGTTACAAACACCAACCCTGAAATTGAATACTTTGTCGATGCTGTTGGTTCGGTAACTGTTGGTCCTCCTTTCTCTGCACAGTTGACCATCGATGATGGAACTGGTCAGGCAATGGATCTAACCAGTATTGCTACTGGAAACCCAGTCTCTGTAGGAACACTAACTGGTTCTACAATTAATCTCCATAGACCATCTATCGTCAACTCTTCTTCCCACACTTGGGAATTTGCGGGTTCTGGTACTAACTATCTTGCTCTACCTGAAAACGGCGGTACTAAGGTTGAAGCATATGAACAAGTCTCTGAGAACTACGGTCGTGTTTATGTTTCTGGTACTGACGAACTTGGTGACTTCAAGGTTGGTACATTTGCTCAGATTGAGAACAGAACTGGTAACATTACCTTCACAGGTACTGTTACGATCTCTGAAGTTGAGTTCCTCAAACTGAAAGGTGGCGACGTTGTTGTTACTGGTTTCGATGCATCTAACACTCTTGGTGGTGCTAACGCAACTGACTCTAAACTACCTACTCAGAAGGCAGTTAGAGACTACATCACCAACAACCTTGGTCCATACATCAACAAACCATACTCCACAAACGCTGTTCCTAGAGCACTGGTTGAACTAACCGACTCTGGTAAGATCTCGATTGACCAGATCCCAGCACTCAGACCATTCAGTGTCTACACTGTTCCCGATCAAAATGCAAGACTTTCTATCGAAGGCGCACTTGCTGGTGACATCGCAATCCAACAGGATACATCCACATCGTTCATTCTGAACAATGATAACTCCAGTCTGTTCGTTGCATTCCCCGTAGATCCCACACTGCAGTTTACTATCAATGATATCTTCACTGGTAGTATCTCTGGCGGTAGAATTCAGGCAACCGAATACAGAACTGGTGTAGTCTACCAGATTAATATCACTGATGGTGGTTCTGGATACACTTCCCCACCAACGGTTACAATCTCTGGCGGTAACCCTGGACTAGGTGCAATTCCTGCACAAGCAGAATGTACCATTGCTAACGGTGAGGTTGTTACCGTTACAATTATTGAGTTCCAGAGTCTCAAGGGCGGTAAAGGATATACAACTCAACCAACTGTTACGTTTGCTGCTCCAACTGGTGCAGGTACACAAGCACAAGGTGATGCATTCATTGAAAGCAGACTGTACGGTAACATTGTTAATAACGTCAAGATCACTGATACTGACAATATTGACTCTAGTGATGTTCCTCCAGTTGCTGTCAACATTAGCAGAGTTGTCAACACTTCTTCTAGCAACTCTAACAACTGGGTATCTCTATCCTCCAACCAGATCGCTGCTTCTGATATCACCTCTGGTGTTCTTGAGACAGATAGATTAGCAACTGGTGGTGCTGCAAACTCCTTCACATTCCTACGTGGCGACCAGAACTTCGCACTTGCGGTTCAGTCAGTCAAGGGTTCTGAGACAAGATACTTTGCTCAACTTTACTCTAACGTAAATGCTGGATCCAGTTCTCTAATCTTTACAACCAACTCGGATGTATTGATTGGACATGAAGTTCTAAACAATGTTTCTGGTATCCAATCCAATACCAATATTACAGGTGTTATTACTGCTGCTGGTCTGACGACAGTTTCGATTAACAACCCAGTAACCGCTACAATCCCTGCAGGAACCATCATCGAGTTTGAGCGTGGTGGATCTCCAATGATCTTCGAGTCCAGCTACACTCAAGGTGGATTCATCGATGACGTTATCATTTCTGCTGGTGGTAGTGGATTCACCAATGGTCAATACTTTGACGTTGGACTGACTGGTGGAACTGGTACTGGACTACGTTGTAACATGATTGTTGCAAACAATACAGTCACTGAGATCATTGTTACTGACGGTGGTACTGGATACAACGCTGACTTCTCAATCACAAATCCACCACCAGAAATTGGTGGAGGATCTGGTCTGGTTCTAGAAGCAAAACTAAGTACAGTCAACAGACAGTATGCAAACGTTTCTATTGACGTTCAGAGAGTTACAGATCTAACGATCTCCTCTGACTTGTATGGAACGATTGGTGTTTCAAGATTTAAGAAGTCTCAGTTCACCATCGGTCAATCTGGAAATGGTTCTGTCGAACTAAAAGTCGGTCCTGACTCTGGTCTTGACGCTGACCTTCTCGACGGCGCACAAGGTTCCTTCTACCTAAACTCTAGCAACCAGAACGCTGGTACGCTACCAACAGATAGACTGTCTGGTACTTACAACATTGACATCTCTGGTTCTTCTGGTAACACACTCAGAGTTCTAACTGGTACTAACAACCCAACATCCAACCCAACTCCAAACTTCTTCCAAGAAGGTATTGTTGCTAACACTGTAAACAACTCTTCTAACCAGTTGCTAGACGGTGGTAACAAGCACCTCGTCATGACTATCAGACAGTTTGGTAGCAACTTCGACGCATCTGGTGGTGGTGTAAGACAACTTGCATTTACCGACAATGACAACATGTGGTTGCGTGGATCTGGAACTGGTGTTACCAGCTTCGGTTCCTGGGCAAAGATCTGGTCCTCTCTAAATGACGGTGTTGGATCTGGTCTAAACGCAGACAGACTAGATGATAAGCAAGGAACATGGTATCAGAATGCTCTGAACATTAATGATGGAACACTCTCTGATAATAGACTTCCAAGATTCATTAGTCCAACAGCATTCAGAGATACTGTTACCCTCAAGTCTTTCAATGGTGATCCTAAGTATCGAATCTATGTAAGTGGCAGAACTCTAACAACTTCTCCATTCACCCCTGGTAACAACGTCAACCTGTACAACGCAAATGGTCAAGGTACAGGTCAGATCGCAATTGACAATATCATCGTCAATGATGATCTCGCTGACAACTTCAATGACTACACCATCATCATTGGTAGACTAACAACTGGTAACTTCATTGGTGCAATCAACATTGGTAGCACTGCGATCAACGTACCATTCCAAGAATTCACTATTGAGGATGACAACACAGTAGAAGTTGCTAAGTGGGAAAGTGACGGCGGCACAGCAAACCTAAGACTAGGTAGAAAGGACGGAGTTCAATCTTCTCCTGGTCTATACTTCAACTCCTCTGCTCAGGCAGCAAACTACAACTCAGCAATTATCGCTTCTGGTGGTAATGCATCTGACGGATCTGGTACTCTCAACGTACAGGTTATCAATGCTGATGGTTTCTCTGTCAATGGTAGTAAGGTTTGGAACGAAGGTAATATCGAATTCCAATCTGCAAACATTGGAAACACCGCAGTCAAGCGTGATGCTTCTGGTAACTTCTCTGCTGGAACGATTACGGCATCTATCACTGGTGCTGCTTCACTGAACGTTCTAAAGGCAGGCGATACCATGACTGGTTCGCTGACTTTAACTGGTGCTGCATCTAACTTCCAAGTACAAGGTACAGGTACATTCCTGAGCACCGTTTCGATCACAAATGATCTTGCAGTTGATACTGACACATTATTCGTTGATGTATCCACCGATCGTGTTGGTATCAATGCTGGTGCGAACCCAGCTGCTCCTCTAGAGGTTAGAGGTGACGGCGGTATCATGGTCCGCAGTATTACCACGTCTCCTTCTACTGGTGCAAGAATTAGATTTAGTGATGCATCTGGAAGCAGTTATGATCAGACAGGTACTATCAGATATAACCATGCTGACAGTCAATCACCTAATAGTAATTATGGTGAAAGTTTCACTATGGAAGGTACAGAGACAGAACTGGCATTCCGTGTTGTTGGTGACATTATTGCATCCAGATATATTGGTATTGGTATCAACCGTCAACCAAATTACACTCTCGAAGTTGCTGGTGATGCTTTGTTCACCACTGGCGTTACTATTGATAGTGCTAATGATAACTCTGGCGCTCCACTATACTTCCTAGGTTCCTCTTCTGCAAGAAACTTCAGAGTTGGTAACCAAATTGGATTCAATGATTGTTTTGAAATTACCGCATCTACCAACAATGGCGGTACTTCCTGGAATGGAACACCTGCTCTCTTGATTGATGGTTCTGAGAACGCAATTGCAGTCAACACTTCTGCATTCTCTGGTGTTGATCCTTCCAACAACCAGACCAGAAACTACAAGTTGAATGTTCAGGGAGACATGAACATCAACGGTCAGTTGTTCCAGAACAACTCTGAATTCGTTACTTCCAGATGGACCGAAGCATCCAACCAAGCAGATATCTATAGACTGTCTAAAGTTGGTATTAATAGAGTTGATCCTACATATGAATTACACATTTCTGGTGATACTAACATTGAAAACGGTGCTCTGTATGCTAACGGTGTCAGACAATGGATTGACTCCTACGGTATCTTCAAGTCCAACAGTAATACTGTTGCTGAAAATATCACAATCCCCGCAAATATCAACTGTGTAAGTGCAGGACCTATCACTATTGCAAACGGTTACACTGTAACTATAAATAGTGGTGGTAACTGGGCTATTGTATAAAGATTATGGCTGGTATTCTAAAGGTTGACCAGATCCAAAACACCGCTGGTGTTAATATTATGGATCTGCAGAATGATGAAATCAGAGTATGGAATGGCAGTGGATACTCTCCTATGACCACTCCTGGTGCTTTGATTGGTATTCAAGTGTACACATCTCAAGATGGAACTTGGAATAGCAAATCAACAGGTGGCGGATCTGGAACATGGACAAAACCTGCAGGTTGTACCCACGTTCTAGTGTACGTAACTGGAGGTGGTGGCGGTGCAAGAGTAAACGATAATAGTTATCGTGGTGCTGGTGGTGGTGGCGGTGCCACTGCAATTAAATATATCGATGTTTCTAACGTTGGTAGCGTCTCATACCAATATGGTGGTGGTGGCGGATACGCCAGAAATGGTGGTCGTGGGGGATCTGGAGGAACTAGTTCTTTTGGTTCTTACTGCACTGCGGGTGGAGGACAAGGCGGTCAAACGGATGTTCCCCACCAAGGTGGTCCTGGCGGAGATGCTAGTGGTGGAGACATAAACATCCCTGGTGGCGGTGGAGAAATGGCACACGGTGCCGATAGAGAAGGTGGCGGTGGATCAAGTTACTGGCATAAAGCTGGATCTTCTCACCACTACTACAACAACCAAGAAGAAGTTACTCACGGTCAGTGGGGATCTGGTGGTGCATATGGATACTATTCACAGAATGGTTTTGCACACAACAATGGCAACGGCGGTGCTGGTTGCGTTATCGTATGGGAGTATACTTGATATGTATCAATCATTAGTAAATAAAAACACAGGTCGCATCATCGAAATGAAGAAAGGCGGCACTGATGTAAGATTTGAAGTTCATGAAGGTTTCTTTTGGGTCGAAGGTCCATATGAACTAGAACCAAAAACTACAGAAGCAGACTACTTCTATAATTTTCAAGATAGAAGTATTGACAGAGTGCAATACAAAGAACCTTCATATGATCTTAGTAGAAGAATGGAATATCCAGAACTATCAGATCAATTAGATATGTTGTTTCATGATATGGAATCTGGTCTTATACCAGGAAAAGATACTTCCACTTGGTATGTTGCTGTGAAATCTGTCAAAGAAAATCATCCCAAACCAGAATAGTCACTAAATAAATCAGGATAGGAATACACCCATGTCTCAATTAACTGTTGGAACAGTTGTTACAGGTAATGCTAGTTTGACCACACAGGGTCTCAAGCTACCATCATTTACTAACAGCAATAGACCAGCTTCTCCAAATGTCGGTCAGATTATTTACAATACTGACGAGAATAAAGCACAGATCTGGAATGGATCTGATTGGGATGAAGTTGGTGGTGGTATTCCCGAACCTGCAAATGAAACCAGAGGTGCTTATCTAGTATCTGATGGTGAGAACGGTGTGTTCTGGGCATATCCTGGACAAACCGTTGCATCTGCTCCCCTTACTGGATTTAGATACAGAAGTTTGATAACCCACGGTTATCTGGTGGCGGGGTACAAGGGATCTAACCCTTGGAGAACAGTCAATAAGACTTGGCACGCAAATGACATCACGTTCTATTGCGGCGAGCAGTTGACTAGAGCATTGACCTATGCTGACTGTACCTGGAGTGATTACTTCGGATATGGTCATGGTTGCGTCAACTCGTTTACGGGATCTTCCAGTCATACAGACTCAATTAACCTGCACACAGGTATGAGGAGAATGTTTGGTACTACAGGAGATAACCCTGGCGGCGGTACTTACTCACCTTCGAACTATGGTTATGAAGGTGATGACCCTAGAGGCGTCATGGGATACACCGTTGTTGGTGGTTGGAACATGCCTGTCAACAGAGACAGAAACGCATGTGCTACTGCACAAAAACAACAGTTTGGTTACAACCTAGGTGGCGGTAATGATGCTGTTGGTAAACTACACTTCCCTTCTGAGATTATGTATCAGGTAGGCAACTCGCCTTCTGGTTCTGACCACACCGCATCTTGTGGTGATGAGGATAGATCATGGGCATCCTTCCGTGGTAGCAGACATTATGTCAATCATTCCAACGATAGTTGGGCTGGATGGTCTTCTAACGCCGCTCCTGACGGAGTTTGTAAGTTCCTTCCTTCCAAGTACGGTCATTTCTATGCTGGTACTGGAAACAATGTTACCTCACCATGGACTAAATACAGCGGTTCTTCTGGAGCTGGTCTCAAGAACGGAACCAAGGTCCGTGCTTATGGTGAAGAGAACTTCCAAATGGGTCAAGACCATGGTTACATGATGGGTCAGTATGATGGTCAGCAGAATAATCACACAACTAAGTGGGATTACACTACTGATGTTGAGACCAACCTTGGTGCTGCTGCAAGACCCAAGGGTCATTATGGTCAATCTTCTGGCGGTTGCTGTTCTGCTGCCGCTGCTGTCACTGTAAATCAGGCACAATAATGAGATATCTAATCATCAACGAAAAGGAAATCAAGCAAGAACAGTTTGTCAACGCATCGGCAACTGGAGATCTTCGCTTGCACTACAACGAAATGTTTTCGCTGATGCACTTCTCTTGTGTAGAGGTCAGCGAAAATATCTTCCAAATCATCTATAAAGAGTGGGAGCACAAATATAGAGAAGTTACTAAGCAACAAGCTTATAACGGATCTAACTTCTTCTCTGAGATTAGACCGTTTGGTAAGGTCGCTGTAAATACAGGTGAAGCAGGTTTTGCATGGACACCTGCTAACGAAATCATGAAGGTGCCCATTGAGTTGACAGATAATATTCTTAAAGATGTTATTGATTTCATGATTGCTTTCGCAAAAGAAATCATTGAGGATGAATATAATACTAGATTTAGAAATCTAAAAAATACTACAGATCTGGAGTCTGCATCCTGGGAAATCCAGAAGCATGAAGCAAGAGAGTGGTTGACTTATAGAGGAGCAGATGGACACAGAACTCCTTTCTTAGATTATCTCTCTATGGAGAGACATATCGATAAAGATGCCCTAGCAAATAAGATTCTACAAAAAGCAGAAGAGTGGGAAGATAAACTTTCTACAATGCTTGTACAGTATCAAACACTAGTCAAAAAGTTCGAAAGTTGCACTACTGTTTGGGACCTAAATATCTTATATGAGGATTACATGGGAATCCTATTGCCCCAAAAACAAGCGATTGAAATGGGCAGAACGATCTCTGAAACTGATTGGGATCGCAAACCAGAGTATGAGGTTGATGCATATGTCTTTAAATTCTGACGCAAGTTTATCTGATATCATTTCAGACGTAAGAAACATTATTAGCTCAGACACGGGCGAAATTCATTTATCAAAATCTTTTGTAGACGAGTTTGGTCTAACATCGAAAGACTTTGATGTATTGTCTGCCAGTATGAGATTCAATAGTGGCATGACAGAATATGAGTGTGAGCACTTTGTTGCTGATACTCAACTCACTCCATGGAGAAAAGTTCGTCAAGCATTGATGGAACTTGAGACTAGGTATCATGCTTACATGGAGAATAGAAACAGTCTTAGAAAAGCAGAAATTTTAAGAAAGAGATTAGTTAGGGACATGGAACTAGTTCCTGACGAACTCGATAAAGAACTAATGCAGATCGATCTAGAAAAGAACGATTATGATATTGGTATCTGGAAAAGAAAACTTAGACAGTCTGAACTGGAGCTCAAGTATTTCTTGAATGTTGTTGACAAATATGTTGACGAAGAAAATGGTTATCCTCTAGAGTATTTTACAACAGAGCAACCACATGAAGTCAAGACTTATTGGATTGCCCGTATGGGTAAGCAGGCAGCAATGGACATCGTTTCATATGGTAGGATTGGCGCTGGTAACATGACATCAATCATGGACATGCCAGAAGAAGATCAAGTAGAAGCACTTGGTATCGCAGTCAAATACTCTGGTATGATTGGTGGTGGAATTGATAAACTTAATAAGATGATCGCTCCACAAGTTCAGGCACAGTTGCAGCAAGAGGGTATTGCATTACCTAAGCTCCAACAACATAAATACTCAGGACAACTACAAATCGAGCAATCTAACGATGGCGAGTCAAAGACACCTTGAATTACTTCCCATCATCCATTACTCAATCTATCATAGATTTGAGTTGGAAGATAAGAACAAAGATCTTGATCGCAACAAGCTAAGGCAACTTGCGGAAGAGAACAAGTATATTCTGGAAACTAACCCAGAAGCTGAACACATTTATATGGAGAAAGTGATTGTAGAGTATGGAAAGATTCTCGATCCCGCTGAATACAAAGCTTCCTGAAGATTTTGTACTAAACACCTTTATTCCTTTTCTCAAGGAACATAAAGAATACATCTACGATATTTACTTCACCTGTCGTATGCCGCCCTTTGTGCAGGATGCGATGGGTGATGTTATTGATGGGGATATGAGAGATACTACTCTCAATGCCTTATTTGTTTCTCGGGAGACAGGTATTCCCCTGTCTGCTACATTTAATAATATCCAAGTTCCTCCCACTCAAGAGAACCTGGATATTTTTATTGAGAATTTTAGACCCTTGTATGAGGCAGGAATTCGTATCATCACCATACCACATACATCATGGGTGTTGACTGGACAGTTGCAGAAGGAATTTCCCGAACTGTTTATCAAGAATACTATTCTTAGGGAAGTTACTAGACCTAATGAAATTGTAAACCTAGCAAAAGCAGGGTTTCATTATGTCAACCTAGATAGAGATCTTATGCGTGACAGAGATACTCTACTAAGAATCAAAGAAGCAAAAGAATACTGTGCTGAGATTGGCAAACCAGTCAAGATTTCATTACTTGCTAACGAGTGGTGCTGGGGCGGTTGTCCTATTATGCCAGAACATTATCACTACAACATGGTGAGAGAAAAAGATGACCCTCAGTATTTTAATACTAGTTTGAGTAGGGTATCTTGTTCTACCTGGGACGAGAGAGATCCTGCTGCGTCATTGAAAGCAGCAACAATTCCGCCATGGAAGAAAGATTGGGAAGAGTTTCTTGATCTAGGTATTGATGTATTCAAGATGCATGGCAGAGAAAATGCAATGCGTCTCATGGAAAGCATGGACATCATCAAACGATGGGCATCAGATGAGGAGTTGCTACACCCACAGTTCAATGACTACATTGAAGATGTAACTCTCGAAGAGAAACCAATTGATATCTGGAGAGAGAAGATCAAGACCTGTGGTTTTGATTGTTGGAAGTGCAACTACTGCGACTCGGTTGTGCAGTCCAGAATGAAGAGGAGCGATAGGCATTTTGATGAGGACATCGAATTGGTTCTGTCATCTATCGAGAAAGCAGCAAGAGGAGATAGTGAGTTTGTAGAAGAAGGATTTAGTTACGAAGGATTGTCTTCTAATACAGTAAGACATTTCTTGAATAATCTACTATCTAAACCCGACGCTATCTACATGGAATTGGGTGTACATGCTGGCAGTACATTCTTTGCTGCTACTATGAACAGAGATGTAGAAGCGTTTGCTGTTGATGATTACTCTGAGAAAGAGATCTCTCCATTTAGAGATGACATTGAAATGGAATCATATGATGATCCAAAGAAAGTTTTCTTCCGTGGATTGAGAGAGAAACAATACTTTTGTCCGAATACTATTCAGGATCTGACTCCCAGACACGTACATAAAAAACCTAATGTTATTTTCTATGATGCTGATCACGATCCACAAGCTCAATATGATAACCTCACATTCCTGATTCCAGCATTTGCAGACAAGTTTATCCTTGTTGTTGACGATGCAAACTTTATGGGTGTTGTGCAAGCAGCAGAGTTCTTTGTAAAAGAGAACAACTTAAATCTTTTGTTTGAAAGAAAGATTCTAACCAAGATTCCAGAAGATCCTAATGGATGGTGGAATGGTATACATGTTATGGTAATTTCGAAATGAACTCTTTTAAATATCAATACTTCAAAATCAAATTAGAAGAAGATTTTTTTAATATGCTGATGCAAGCAATCAATGAATCTGGGCATATGCAAAAAGAAGGATTGGCTATTGCAGAAGAAAATCTGATGGTTGCAAAAGTTGGTGGTGGTCAAATAACAAAGGATAGGCAATGTAAAGTATCTTTTATTGACAATCCAAGAGTGTTTGAGTTATTAGATGGATTGGTAGAGTTTGCTAACTCAAAAATGCTTTGGAATATAAAATTAGACTTCATCGAACCTCTTCAATATACTGTTTATGGTCCCACAGATTATTATGATTGGCATATTGATGAGGGAGATTGGACTCCAAATAGGAGAGAGGGTAACAGAATTAGAAAAATGAGTTTCAGTATTGTTTTGCCAGGTGAGTTTGAAGGTGGTGAATTTTCAATTGATGCAGCAGGAGAAAGAAAAACCATGGACTTGAAAGAAAGAGAAGCTATTTTCTTTGGAGCAGATACACCACATACTGTTCTTCCTGTTACTAGTGGTACTAGAACATCTCTGGTAGGATGGGTACAAGGACCAGCTTGGCAATGAAATTTATTAGAGAGTACACACTATCGGACCTTTCTATCTGTGATAGACTTATAGATCTTTTTCATGATGCAGATAAAAAGGATCTGACATACGCTGGACGTGTAGGGGGTGGTAGTGTCATTCCAGAAATTAAAAAAAGCAAAGACTTTTTTATTGAAGATGCAGGTCCTTTAGGATCCGCAATGGATTACAAATTTGATAAGTATAGAGCGGAGTTGGATAGTTTTGTTGACGACTATCTAAACTCTCTTCAGATTATGAATCAAGAATTTGTAATGGAACGTTTGCCACAGATTCAGTATTACAAACCTGGAGATGGATTCTACACTTGGCATGTTGATGGTTCTGGTAAAGATGGATGTGATAGAGCATTCGTGTATATCACATATCTAAATGATGTTCCAGATGGTGGAACAGAATTTTTCTATCAAGACTACACAGTCAAGGCAGAAAAAGGTAAAACTGTAATCTTCCCCGCCGCATTAACTCATAAGCATAGAGGACAGATATCAGAGACTCAAGAAAAATATATTATGACTGGTTGGATTTGGTGGGTATGAATAAACCGATTGTTATTAACAACGTTCTATCAAAATCAGAGCGACTTACTTTGTGGGACTATTTTGATCGCAAATCACCTTCTATGAATAGTCTTGCCACGTGGACGTACAACAATGCGTCTTATGGTCAGGGAGATCCTGTATCGTGGCAACATCCTCTTAGGACAGATTTGATCTTTACTAAGTGTGCTACTACAGTTAGATTGAAAATGATGAAGCACTTGCGTAGAGATATCAAACTATGCAAGATCCATGCTAATGGTCAGACTGCAGGTCAGAATACCCTCTTCCATAAAGACTGGGAAGAACATGGAGTATGGACGTTCATCTATTTCAATCAACCATACTGGGATGTAGAATGGGGAGGAGAGTTTGTATGTCAAACTCCTGATGATGAATATCATTTCACTCCATATGTCCCTAACAGTGGTGTATTCATTCCATCTAACTGGTTACACAAAGGTCAACCTCCCAATAGTTTGATTGGCAATGAACTTAGGACTACTATAGCATTCTCATTTTGTGATCCTGATATCCATGATAAAATTATTTCACAAACGAAAAGAAAATGGTATTAGGAATCAAACAATGATTTATCAACAAAGTAATCTCTCATTTGTATCTGAGAAAATACCCGACAACTTATACAGAGATCTTCTCGCTTATACAAGAAAGCGTAGAGGAGATGAGACATGGAACTACAATATAAGATTAGCTGGTGCTCTAGAGCAACAGTCAAGTTTGTCTGAGTGGAAGTACGAGTGTCCTGGATTTGAAGACTATGTTGTTGATTTATCTAGAGATCTGTGGAATGAAGTATATGAAACTTGTCCATGGGATTTTCAAGAGACAAGGGACATATCTCCTTTTATCAAACTAAGAAACCTTTGGGTAAATTACCAAAGACAGAATGAATACAACCCAGTCCATACACACTCTGGTATTGTGAGTTTTGTTATTTTTGTCGATATACCATATGGAGCAGAAGAGAGAACTACCCATAGAAGTAATGGTGCGTTTCAATTAGAAGCAGAAGTATTGCCAGTTGACAAATCTTGGAATGGTGTTATACTCATGTTTCCGTCTACCACAAAACATGCAGTCTATCCATACAAATCTACTACTGATGAGAGAGTGACTGTATCTGGAAATCTTACTTGGAATGTGGAGGGACCAGATGAAGAACATTATTAAAGATAATTGCATCAATCCCAACTACCAAAATCTCATTGAAGAAACTATGAGATTTGATACAGATTTTAGGTGGATCTATCATGATAATCTATCTGAAGATGGAGAGAGTCAACTACCAGGATTCTCTCATATGTTTTTGTTAGATGGTAAATCTACTACATCATACACTGGGTTGTTCATGCCTCTTTTATTTGAAGCGTGTTATAATACAGGTATCAGTGTTTCGAAAGTCATCCGTGGTAGATGTTTTTTGCAGACACCTGGCATTAGACATAAAGAATATGATTCTATGCATGTAGATCTGGCAGATCCGCATATGGTTTGTCTATATTATGCCAATGATAGTGACGGTGATACGTACTTCAGTGAAAGGATGTACGGAGATCCCATTGCCGAATATCCCATAAATAGCACTGTCACACCAAAAAAAGGACGTTGTGTATTTTTTGATGGTTTGCGTTTTCATTCAAGCAGTAAACCAATACACAACTCTCGATTTGTTATCAACTTTAATTTCATTCCTTGAATAATTATGGACCCAGCAGCACTAAAGAAAAACTTTGAGGAGCAAATTGCTACTACTATAAAGCAAATTGGAGAACTCGAAGAAAACTTGCGTAAAGCAAAAGAATATAAAATCAAACTAGAAGGAGGTCTTGAGACTCTCGGACTTCTAGAGGGAGAACCAGAAGCACCAGCAGAAGAAACTCCCGCTGAATAAATACTAAATCCCTTCTTCCTAAATAGGTAAGAAGGGATTTTTTGTGTGTAATGGCATCTCCAAATTCAAGAGCTGAACTCATCACATATTGTAAGAGGCAGCTTGGTGAGCCTGTCCTACAAGTAAACATTGACGACGAACAGGTAAACAACGTTATTGATGACACGTATCAGTTCTTCCAAGAAAACTGCTACAACGGTATGGAGCGTGCATATCTATTCCACGAAATCACTGCTGACGATAAGACAAGGTTTGCTGCTAGTGTAACAACTACGACTGGTACAACTGATTGGAAAGAAACAACAAACTACATCGACATCCCGTCTCATGTAGTTGGTATTACCAGAGTCTTTGGTCTTGTCAGCAACTCAATCCGTTCTAATCTTTTTGGTGTTGAGTATCAGTTGTTCTTGAATGATCTCTATGCATTCGGATCACTTGATATCCTCAACTATTATATGAATAAGCAGTATCTAGAGACACTGGATATGATCCTTAATAATGGATCGTTCCAGCAATTTAGATACACAATGCGTCGTGATCGTCTCTACATGGATCTAGACAAAGACTTCCTCAACGAAGGATCTAACATCTTGATTGAGTGTCATCGTCTCATCGATCCCGCAGATGCTACAGAGATGAACAATGATATGTTTGTCAAGAGATATGCTACTGCTCTCATGAAGAAGCAGTGGGGTCAGAACTTGATTAAGTATAACAACGTTCAGTTACCTGGAGGTGTTACTCTCAACGGTAGAGAGATCTACACAGACGCACTAGCAGAAATTGAGAAAATCGAAAGCGAAGTTCTCAGCAAGTATGCAATCCCACCAATGGATATGATCGGATAAGATGCCTACCAGTCCCTACTTTCCAACTTACTACCAAGGTCACAGTGGCGAACA